CTATCTCAAGTTCCCCGCTTCATCGAGCTCGAGCAACCGCCCGGACTGGGTGCGCCTCCAGCGGACACCGCGGAGATCGCGGAAGTCCATGATTGCCTCGTAGTGACGGCCGCGCTCCCGCTGTATCTCCTCCGGCACGGGTGCTGTCTCTCGCACGTCACCCGGGATCACGGGGACCTGCAGTACTTCGATGAACTCGTTGAGCCCTGACACGAAGACGCGGAGTCGCACGTCGAACAGCGGGCTCGATGAGTGGTTCACGTAGCGGCAACGAAACATCGTGCTCAGAGGCTCCCCCGAACCGTCGCTGATCACATGGGTCGCAGGCACTTCCTCCAGCCAGGCGATTACCTGCAACGCCTGCGACCGTCGAACTCCATCGGCCTGGGCAGCCTCCCGAGAGGCCCGATAACGCTCCGCGGATGCTCGCTCCGCGGAACGCGCCTCCTCAGCAGCGGCAGCGCGCTCCTCAGCAACCTTTCGCGCACGGGCCTCCCGCCGCACGCCCCACATCGCAACGACCACCGCGCCCGCCGTAGCGATGGCCCCGAGGATGTCCCAAGCGTCGTGCCAGGTGGTCGTCCATTCGTGCAGCCAGGCAACCACGCCACTACCCTCCTCTGATCCGACTCCTCCTGGGCGCGCCCACTGTTAGGCGCCGCCGTCACTGGCGGGCGCTTGGCTGCCCTGTCCTGAGTCCGTGCCACCGTCGGCCGGCTCACTGGGCGGCTCGGCTCGCGCAGTCGCCCCAGCAGCAACGCCGAGGAGGTGCTGCACGAACTCGGGCCCCTTTGCGATCTTGTCGATCGGGTCCGTCGCCGCCGGGAACGTTCCGAGCGCCTCGCGAACCGCAGCAAGGCAGGCCGCGATGAGGTCGCTCGAGGCGATGGTGCCGGCGTCTGCAAGCGCCGAAAGCTGACGAGGACTGTGCACCCGGGCCCCGAACTGTCGGGCCACGACCAACATCGCAAGATGGAATCGGAAGTTGGTTCTTTCTTGGGCACTCGCGCCAGCCTCGTCAGAGCTGAGGTAGCCGTCCACCGCCCGTTGCGTGCGCGCGAGCCACAAGTAAGTGGCGAGCGGAACGTCGCTCGAGAAGATCTTCCGATAGTCGTCATCGCGCTTGAGTAGACTCGACGGTCGCGCGCGCGAATCGTCGGGCCGGCTCAGACCCATAGCCATCACCGCTTGGGCAAGCAGCGGAATGCCGATAATGCGATCGGGGCTCTTGCCTGCATTTCGATAGTAGTTCTTTCGGCGGTCATACCACCAGGAGTTCGCCGAGAAATACGACTCGATGTTGCGCTGGACTTCGTCGGTAGCGCGGAGAGAGGCGGCTGGCACGGACGTCTGTCGGTTGGTCGCCCGGATCACCTTGTCCCGAGTCGCCGCATCTCCTGCTATCACAAGTATGCGCACGAGGATCGCCCTGTCCCATGCGGGGTCGGCCAGTTCCGCGCCGTTTAGGGCGAGGAATATCGTATGGGACGTCTGGAGGCCATTAACAATCTGGACATCATCGAGCGAGTACGTCTTGTTCGTGATGGTCGAGCGAGAGCACACGATCGTGACACCGTTGTTCAGCCACCAGAACTCGGGCCCGTCGGGGTCAGCGAGAGACTCGCTGATCTCGCGGTTCACCTCCACGTCCCCCTGGTAGTCGCGGACGTTCCAGTCAAAAATCTCTCGCCGCAGCTCACCTGCCTGGTTTGTGAGGAAAGCGTAGTACTCACGCAGGGTAACGAGAGCAGCGCTGCCTGCAGTGGCGGACGCGTTCTCGAAATAGGTGAGTTGGGAGGTGTACGTCGCCACTTGGTTGTATCGAGCCCAAAGTTCACTCGCGCCGAGGAACTCGGTCTCCCCGCCCGCCTCCGATACAACCGCGCGAAACTGGCCCTCCAAGTCTCGCGCCTTGATTTGAACCTTGGTGTCAATGCCTTCGATCTTGCCCTTTGTCACGTAGCTGAACCGAGTGACAACTTTCGGGTGGCGACTCGCGATCCGCGTCAGTGCCCTCCGGAAGAGACTGAACTTCGCTACGACGACGTCCGAGTAGAGCCCCCGCAGCGCTTCCTCGCTCTCGCCGAGATTCATCAGTCGCGACGCCGCTGAAGCAACCTTGTCGATTGCCGTCTCTGTGAATGACGTCTCGCGTTTGGCCTGTATGAGCCAAAGATCAAGGATGCTGCCCGGCGGGACCTTCGCCGGCGAGAAGTCATCGTCGAACACCTCGCTGTCTTCCGAGAGGAGCGCTCCGTTGAGGAACACGTAGATGGCGTCCAGTCCGCCATCATTGCCGCCACCGATGACGCCGTCAGCGACCTCGTCGACGGACAGGTCTCTTGACTTGATCACCTGTTGCGCCGCGAAGTGCTCGAAGGCCGTGTCCTCCTTCATCGGGATCGCTCGGTGCGTCTGCTGCTCCGCGAGCACCTGGTTGATGAGAACGACGTCGTTGTCCGCCATGTCGCAACCGTAGGTGGAGTACTTCCCGGCGCGGGGCTGTTTGGCTCGCCCGTTCGCCCGGCACCAGTGGGTGGCCCTGCCGCTTCACCTGGGCGCCGCAGCCGGCCGGTACCCGAATGCTCCCGACGATCGCGCTGCCGTGCGGCGCACCTCGGCGCCCACGAGGAGTGGGGCCCCCGAACGACAAAGGCCCCCGCCGCGTTTCCGCTGGCTGGGGGCCTTGTCGTCGCTGTCTCAACGAGTGTCCGGAGGGGGAATCGCCCACTAGCGACACACGTCTTCACCCTGCCGTCAGCCGCCTGACCTGCGGATATAGGTTCGAGTCGATAGGCAGGTCATGGCGCAGGCGACCGACATCCCGGAGTCCATCCGCAGGCAGGTGCACGAGCGCGACGCCGGCTGCTGCCGGTGCTGCGGGATCTGGGCGGGCTCCCCGCACCTCCACCACATCGTCTACCGCTCGCACGAGCGCAACCGGCACACGCTGGAGAACCTCGTCTCGCTGTGCTGGCGCTGCCACAAGATCGCGCACGCCCACCCGAACGAGGTGCGGCCGGCGCTCCAGGCGGTCATCGAGCTCGGCCCCGGCACGACCGCGGCGCAGTGGCTCCGGTGGCACGGCGTCGACCTGCAGGCCCTCCAGCGCAACCTGGTCTAGTCGACGCCGTCGCCGCGGCCCTCGATCGCTCCCCCGAGCTTCTTCTGCAGGAGCACGAGGTCGTCGCGGTGCCCGTTCACGACCCAGTTCTCCCCCACGAGCACGGTGACGTCGATGAGCTCGGTGCCGGTGAGCGTCTTGACCGCCTCGTCGCGCTTCTCCGTGCTGTCGTAGAGCACGAGCGTCGTCCAGTCGTTGCAGCTCGCCGTCCGCTCGCCGGTGACCTTGTACGCGGTGCAGCCCATGCCGGCGTCGACCACCGCGTCACGGAACGCGTCGAGCGAGGCGTACTTCTGCTTCCCGTCCGGGCTGGACGAGCATCCGGTGAGGAGGCTCGCGCCAGCGGCCACGAGTAGGGCCAGGGCGGCGGTGCGGCCGTGCGTGATCTTCATGTCCTGGACCGTAGCCAAGGAAGGACCCGCCTGGGCCGCAACCCGACGGGTGATCCTCACCGCTGGGTCACAGAGCGCGTAGCCTCCACCTGACCAAGGCGCTCTGGCGCCGCACTTGATCGCAGGGGATGACATGGCAGAGATCTACCGCGTCTCCGGTCCCGGTGTGTATGACGAGCTCTCCACGCCGCCGGCCGAGGACAAGTACCCGAAGCTCAGTGACCCGATCATCGTCACGCGGTCCGACGGCAACACGGTGACCTACTTCGCAGCCGGCGGGCAGAGCATCTGGTACGAGATCGAGGAGGGGTTGCTGACGATCAAGGTCAACGGGGGCGACGTCGATACCTACTCGCCGTCCGGCTGGTGGAGCCTGACGCGGAAGACCCCGACCGCTGAGGACCTCGGCTCCCAGGTCTTCTAGCCGGCGTCGGCGGCGCGGGCCGCCTGTCGGACCCCCGGGGCATCCTGGTCCTCATGCGCCCCGCCGTCCGCGAGTACGGGAACTGGATCGTCACGACCGGTGACCCGCGCCCCCAGCGCGTGCTGGAGCGCCCGTGGCGCGGCGTTGTCTACGGCCCGACGTACGACGGGCCCTGGGTCACTCGGGAGGTCGACGTGGTTGCCGTGTCGCCCGAGCACCTGTGCGTGCAGCACGACTGCGACGACGGCGGCGTCTGGCTCGCGTGGGTTCCCAAGGCCTCCGTCACGCGGGTGGACCCGGGGGGTGCCCCGAACGCGAGCACCCCCCGGGCTTGTGTCACTCCGGCGGAGTGAAGGCGCCGAGCCCCGGCCGCTTGCGCTCCGGGAGCCTCTCGGCGATGAACACCATGACTTCGTGCGGCGGTGCGCCGACCATGCGGCGCGTGTAGCGGAAGCCCATCCGGGCTCCTCTCCATCTAGGCGGATCGCCGGTCCAGCAACGCCAAAGCGCGCACGGTAGGATCGCCACGCAGCCTGAGAACTGTGGTAGCGGCCTCCGACGAGCAACGGCTCATCGGGGGCCGCTGCTGTGTCCAGTATGTGTCATTCCTCCGACACCGTGAGGCCACACGCCCAGGAAATGCCGCCCTCTCCTGTGGACAGGGTGTGCATATCTAGGTATTTCCGCACCTGGAATCTGTGCACAACGCTGTCCACAGTTGTGGAAAACGGCGATGGGGTGGAGGGACGTGGTCCGTTGATCGGCGACAATGCCGGTGCACGCCCTGTGGAAGCCCGAATCCGGGACGGAACTTGGTGCCCGTCCCGGATTGTGGACTCCTAACCCTCCGCCGCGTCCAACTGCTGGGACGTGAGCTGAATCAGGTCGGTCCCGCGAGGGAGACCCAGCCGGTCGGCCGCCTGTAGCGCCATCGCCTCGATGTCCGCTCGCGAACGCTGCACGACGTCCTCGGCGTGCTCGGTCAGGGACTGCGAGGCGAAGGCCAGGTTGGAGCGGGCGTGGGTCGTGGCATCGCGGATCCGGCTCATCGCCGCTCGCCTCTCCTTGGCGGTGGCCTTCGGGTCCAGCGCGTCGTAGGCCGCCACGGCGCGCTCGATCGCCCCGAACGTCCGCTCCGCCGCGCCGCGGACCTCGTCCATGCTGTGGGCGAGGCGGGGATCGAACTCCAGACCGGGCGTCGCGTCGATCCCCCCGTCGACCCGGGTCATCCGGATGGTCACCGGCACGGCGGACGTGCCCATCGACGAGACGAACGACGCCCACTGCGCCTCGCTCATCTCGACCTCGGTGATGATGTGGTCGGGGTGGATCCAGTCGCGGTGTAGGTCGCGACGCCGGCTGGCCGTGGTCAGGGTCACGACCACTGTGTGGCCGTGCCGGATGTCCGAGTCGAAGAGCACCGCCCCCGGCACTGAGCTGCGCCGGACGACCTGCAGCGCCCCGAACGCGGGGTGGGTCTCCCTTCCGGTCTCGTCCTTCTCGACAGGCTTGATCTCGCGCTTCACGCGCTCTCCTCTCTGGTAGCGCCGGCGGAGAGCCAGCGCGAGACGGTGGTCTTGCTGACCTGCAGCTGGTCCGCGATGGCCCGCTGGGTCATCCCGGCGGACCGCAGCTGGACCGCGCGGACCGCGAGCGTGAGGATCGGGGCCGCGGCCTGGTCTGCTTGGTCTTCGGTGAGGTCCACGAGCGGACCGCGCTGGTCCGCGGCGGGCGGGGCGATCGCCAGTCCCGTGACCGTGTGGGTCGCCGCGAGGATCCCCAGCGGGGCGAGGCTCGCGATGCAGGCGCCGGCGGCGGTCCGCCAGTCCCCCGCGTCCCGCGATCCCAGGACGTGCGCGGCGTTGGCGGCCACCGAGACGAGCGTGAACGTGGCCAGGGCGGTCCAGGAGAACCGCGTGGACTCGCCGCGGGCCCGCTGGACGGCGATCGCGAGCGTGTAGGCCAGCAGCGCGCCGTCGACGAACACGGGCACGCCCCAGCGCAGGGCCGGCGGCAGGGCGGCCCACTCAGCGACGGCCACGAGGCCAGCGAAGGAGACCGCGAAGCTCACCAGGCCCAGGAACGCAACGAGGCCCGTGGTCGCAATGACCACGGGCCTCGTGTCGGGGTTGATGCGCGCCGTCATGCGCTGCCCCCGTTCGCCTCGGCGAGGTGCGCGTCTCCGGCCAGGCGGGCCGCCTCCCGCGTGGGGAACGGGCCCTCGCGCCACGGGCAACGACAGCCGACGTCGACGCCACCGGACGGCAGGGTCACGGTGGCGGTCATGTGGATCATCACTTCCAGTCCCTCCCGTTCTCCGGGACGACCCGGGTGCGCCGCAGGACGTTGACGGGACGCCGACCCTTGGTGATGGTCCGGCGCTGGGCCGGGGCCATCCGCCGCTGGTCCGTCTGCGGCCGGCCGAGCTTCTCCGGCTCGCCGGCCTCCTTGCCGATCTCGACGTACGAGGTCGACACGCGGGCCATGCTCATGTTGGTGACCTCGGTCATGCCGCCATCCCCTCCACCAGGGCCGCGGCGCGCTCGACGCCCTCGGCCGTGAGCTCGCGGCCCTGCGGAGCGATGCGCAGCAGCCCCTTCTGGATGAGCAGCTTCTCCGTGTGGCGGGGCGGCGTCGGCTCGCCCAGCGCCTGGGCGATGGACTTCTCGCCGCCGCGGAAGTTCGGCTGGGTGAAGAGGATCGCGAGGTACTGCTGGGCCAGGCGGTCGAGGCCGTCCGGCGTCAGGCCGGACCAGCGGTACATCGCGTCCATCGGGTAGGTGTCGACGTCAGCCGTGAGGCCGTCCGCGAGGGCGCTGTCGCGCAGGATCTTCAGGAGCTGGGTGATCGCCCGGGGGTTGCAGTTCGCGGCCTCCACGATCGCCCGGCGGTTCCACTCGGACGGCATCGCCATGCCGATCGAGCAGAAGATCCCGCGGGCCGAGACCTGGACGATCTGCTCGGCCTCCGCCGGGGTGTACGACTCCAGCACGGGCTTCACGGTGAAGCGCGACAGGATCGCCTCGGGGAGCTTCTGCGCGTCGGTCGTCGCGGCGATGATCGTCACGTTCGGCACGCGGGTGATGCCGGTCGCCGTGACGATGACGCCGTCCTGCAGGTAGGAGAGCAGCCACTCGACCTTCGCCTTGCCGGCGGAGACCGCGTTGTGGATCTCGTCCCAGAACAGGATGTCGCCGTCCTGCATCGCCGTGAGGATCCGGATCGCGTCGCTGACGTCGACCGGCCCCTGGACCTCGGCGAGGCCGACCTCCATCTCCTGGGCCACGAGGCGCACCAGCGCGCTCTTGCCGATGCCGGCCGTGCCAGAGGCGATGAGGACGTGGTCCAGGCGGGTGCGGCGGAACTTCGCCGAGAGCGCGGCGGCCCGCAGGAAGCCCTTGGCCTCGTCCTGGCCGACGTAGTCCTTCCAACGGGTCGGGTAGTCGGTGCCCTCGAACAGAGCCGCCCCGCGCTTGGGGCCGGGGCGGTTGGCGATGCGGTTCTGCAGCAGGGTGTTGGTGCTCGTCATGCGTTCTCCTCTCGGGGGCCGAACGTCTTGCGCAGCGTGTCGCGTGCGGGGGTGTCGGAGGCGGTCGGGGGGTTGGGGTCGACGTCGTCGTCGGCGGGGGCCAGGAAGCCCTCGGCGAGCATCGCGGCGAGCATGTTCGCGTCGCCGACGTACCCGGTGCCCGAGGGCTTGAGGACGAGGGTGCGGCCGTCCAGCCAGTGGCGGAGCGCATCCTCGGGGGACCCGTCGCCGAGTGGCTCGGCGGCGAGGGTGACGGTGGTGCTGGCGCTGGGCAGGCGCAGCGCCGCCTCCAGCGTCGCGACGTCCATGAAGGCGTCCAGGGCGTCGTCGTCCGGCACGGAGCCGGCCGGGACTGGATCGCCCTTGGTGACGTCGGGGTGCATCGCGATGAAGGTCTGCACACGGGAGATGGCGCGCTGGAGCGACTCCAGGGCCGGCGTGAGCTCGGCGATCGGGCGATCGTTCGGGAGCGCATCGGCGGCGAGCGTGAGCTTCATGACCTCGGTGCTGACCGCGCCGAACACCTCGCTCGCCTTCTTCATCATGGTCATCAGATCTCCTTCCCGGCCGCGAACTCGCGCGCGAGCGCCGCGAGGGACTTCTTCGCCACGTCGGACGCTCCGGCGGTGCGGTCGAGGCTCTCATCGAGCAACTCGGAGTAGTGGGCGGTGCGCTCCATGATCGCCGAATACCGGTCGCGGAGGGCCTTGTACGTCTTGGGCGTAATGGCGGTGGTTCGGGCCTTCTGGAGATCCACCACGAGCTCGCTCAACGCGGCGTCATTGTCGTCCTGGAATGCCGCGAGGATGTGCTCTCTCTGATCGGCAAGATCCACGAGGGGGATGAGGTCCACCTTGCATCCCTTCAGCGTGCCCACGGCCTCCGCGAACCGACGGAGCTCGTCCGCGTGGGCAATGGGCACGAAGTGCACCGAGCTCTTCAGTGGGACCGACTGCAGCCGCACCCGGAGGTAAGACAGGATCATGGCACGGATGCGCGTGCCCTCCAGCGAGTTGAGGTAACGGTCGTAGTCGCGGCGCACGGATGCACCCAGACGGCGCAGGTGCTCCATCTCGCCGGGCTGGAGCTTGGCGTCGGACGGTGCGAACTGGAACCGGGCGCCGCTCTCGTCGACGATGCCGCCGCGACGCGGCGCGCGGTAGAGGCGCACCTCACCGGCGTACTCCCAGCCCAGGGCGCTGCGCGAGTCGACACGCAGCTCGCGCATGATGACGCGCAGCGAGACCTCGGACGGGTTCGGCGCCGCGACCTCGCGGAACTGGACCCGCGCCTCGACGTCGGCCGCGATCTGGTACTTCCACTCGTCGTGGTTGCGGAGCGCCTTCTTGAACGCGTCCACCGATCGCGAGACCGGCGGGATCTGGCTCACGTCGAGCCGGCGCGCCTCGAACTCCTCGACCAGCCGCGCGCGGTCGTGCTCGGCGTCGGCGCCCAGCGTGAGCGCGACGTAGCCCAGCAGCGCATCCTCCGGAAGACGCCCCGACGCGTCGAGGTATGCCTTCAACTTGCTCATGGTCCTCCCCTCTCATGACGGAGGCCCGCCCCCCGAAAGGGACGGGCCTCGCGATTCGTGCGCTAGCAGGAAGCGTCAGGATTGACGCATGATGTCCCGAACTTGCTGGACATCGGTGAGGTCGGCGACCGTCCTCAAGTCGTCGGCGATCTGGGCGAGCACAGCGGGCATTCCGCCGTGCCCGGACGTGACATAGATCCCGAAGCACTTCGCCGTGAGACGGCGCCGGGATTCCGTCCACTCGTCGATGAATGCCGGCACGGGCGCCTGGCCGTCGGTGATGAAGACGATGTCCGGCCGCGCCTTGTCCGACGCACGGATGAGGTCGAGCGCCCGCCTGAGCGGCTTGTCGAAGGACGTGCCGCCGTTCAGGAAGCCCTCCGCCATGTCGAGCACGTCGAGCTGGTTCACGCGGCCGGCCGGGAACGAGAACTCCCGGAGCCCCTCGTACTCGGACCCGAAGCCGATGTAGTGGAAGTCGCGCTTCTGCCGCCGCGCCTGGTCGAGCAGCGCGAGGGCGAGGCCCTTGGCCCACATCTCGCCCGGCCCGTCCATCGAGCCGGACTCGTCGGCCACCACGATGATCGGGCCGCGGCCCTCGCGCTCGCGACCACGCAGCCGCTTGATGAGCAGGCCGCCCTCGACGTACCGACGCCAGAAGTCGTCCTCCGTCTCGGGCGAGGCCAGGTTGATCAGCTCCTGGGTGGTGAGGCGCGTGAGGTCGTTGCCGAACTCGACGCCCACCGCCTCGTCGGCGGCGTCGGTCACCCGGCGCCGGTACTCGGCAGACGCCAGCTGGCGGAACGCGCCGATCAGCTGGGCGAACTGCCGGAGCTTCTCGCCGGAGAGCCGCTGGGCCAGCGCGGCGCGCTCCTTGAACGACAGCCGCTGGAGCGAGCCCGGATCGATGCCGTACTGCAGCGCCGTCTCGTTCTCCTGCTCCGCCTGCTCGGCGGCGTCGTTCAGCGACTGGCGCAGCCCGTTGCGCAGGCCCGCCGAGGTGGCCTCGGCCTCGGCCTGCAGCTGGTCGGACATCTCCTGCGCCTGCTGGGCCGCCTCGTCGGCCGCCTGCTGGAGGTTCGGATCGCCGGGCGCGCCGGCGGCCTGCTCCGCAGCGTCACGGGCCCGCTCGCGGGCCTGCTGGGCGGCCTGGGCCTGCTCGCGCAGCTCCTTGGCCCGCTCCAGGGCCGTGTGGAGCGGCTTCTTGAGCGAGAGCATCCCCATCGCCGACGCGTAGTTGTCCGCGACGGTGAAGTTCCGAAGACGCTGGAGCTCGGGCAGGGACGCCATGTCCTGCACGATCTGCCGGTTGGGGATGTGCGTGGCGCGCATCTCGTCCCGGGTGCGGAGCTCGGGGTCGCCCTTGGCCAGGAGGTTGAAGACGTCCTGCGTGAAGTCCTCGACGTAGTCGTAGGTCTTGCGCAGCCCGCCGACCATCTCGTCGAGCGCGGTGGAGTCCTCGCGGACCTCGTCCCACATCGCCTTGTCGAAGCGGTCGAACGGCACCGCGTCGGTGTGCTCCTGCTCGGGGTCCATCCAGTCGAACACGGTCATCGCCTCCCTCGGGGCTCAGTCCTCGATGCCGAGGTGCTTGATGCCCTCCGCCTTGATCTCCGCGGCCTGGGCCAGCAGCGTGTCGATGACGCGGGTGGGCCGGCCGTTCGCCTGGACCTTGGCCAGGAGCTTCTTGGCGGCCTTCTCGATCTTGTTGACCTTGCCCATCGCCTCGGGGATGTAGGCGAAGAGCTTGTCCTCCGCCTCGCCCTCCTTGGCCCGCATGGTGGCGCGGATCTCGGCGAGCTCGTCCGCCAGGCCGGCGGCCTCGTCGGCGTCCGGGGACGCCACGGCGAGGATCGTGCGCTCGACCTTGGCCTTCTGCTCCAGGTCCTCCCAGAGCGTGTAACGCAGCGCGTAGAGGTCCTCGACCTCCGCGACGGCACGGCCGGCGAGCCAGGCCTGCGCCCGCACGACCTTCATCGACTCGCGCCAGCGGCGGTCCGAGACCGTGATGCCGAGCTTGCGCAGGTCGCCGCGGATCCGCAGGACCCCGTCGAGGACGTCGTCGAGCAGCACCACCTTCTCGACCTCGCCGCACGCCACCACGAGGTCGTCGTAGCTGATCGTGGTCGTGGTGCTCGGCGCGGAGGCGCGCTCCATGAGGCCCTTGAAGTCCGCGTCCGAGGCGATGTAGTCGACGACGCACCGGAGCAGCAGGCGGTCCCAGAGCGCGGCCTCGTCCTCGCTCTCGGAGGCCGGCAGCTCGTTGCTGGCGGTGAAGGCCGAATGGAGCGGGATGTCGATGGCCGAGCGCTTGCCGTTGACCTCGTGCTTGATCCGCTCGTTGAGCGCGGCGAGAAGGTCGTGGCCGAGGGTCGGGCTGGCCTTGCCGACCTCGTCGAGGAAGGCGAACTCGACCGCGGTGAGGTAGCCCTCGTCCTTGCGGCGGAACTCGCCCTGGTCGCGCAGGAGCGGCAGGTCGTACGGGCCGAGCACCGCGGAGTCGGGCCGGTTCTTGCTGAGCAGCTGCTCGAAGTAGCGCGCACCGTCGATGCGGTCGACGAAGGCGCGCACGAGGAGCGACTTGCCGGTGCCGGGCGGCCCCAGGGTGAAGCTGTGCTGGCGCGTGAGCGCGGCCAGGATCATGCAGTCGACGGCGTCGGCGCGCTCGTAGAAGCCCTCGTTGAGCTCGCTACGGATTGCGGCGATCGCCTGAGCGGTGGTCACGCGGGTTCTCCTCCTTCTGGGGACGGTTGACGTTGCGGTGGTCGATGGCGAGCGGCATCAGAGGCCCAGCCGCGCGTCGCGGTAGCGCTCGTAGGCGTCGTCGGGGTCGGGCTCGTCGTCGTCCTCGCCCTCACGGGTGAGCCAGCGCTCCAGCTGGGCGTCGGTCGGCGAGCGCATCAGTCCTCCGTGGGGCCGACGGCGAGCACCGCGAACTGGGCCACGAGGATGACTTCCTCCCCGGGGCCGAGCGGCTGGCGGGCGACGCTCTCGGCGGCCCGAGCCATGACCCAGCCGGTCGCGCTCTCCTCCGAGCGCTCCGCGGGCTCGACGAAGGCGTGGTCCTTGATGTCGAGCTCCGGGAAGCCGCTCTGCTCGGGCTGGTCGGCGTGCTCGGCGCGGCAGGTGCCGCAAGCGGCGCACGGCTCGGAGGCGTTGATCTGCTCCAGCGTCATCGGGTAGTAGGTGTCCGGTCCGACGTCGGTGTACGGGGCGCCGGCGATGATGCTGAGCGGGCCCTCCGGGAAGCGCCCGCGGATCGCGATGATCGAGTTCGGCTTGCAGGTGCAGACCGTCGGCAGCAGCTCCGGGAAGTCGGCGGCGGCCGGCCAGTTGTGCAGCCCGCAGTCGCTCTTGTGCCCGCAGCTCTCGCACGACGCGGGGTGCTCGACCGTGTAGTCGCGCATGTCTCTCCTCTCAGTAGACGGGCAGCAGCGCCAGCTGGTCAGCGGTCGCCGCGGTGATGGGCAGGTCGGTGCGCTGCCCGCGGTACACGGGGAAGCGCAGGGTGTTCTCGCGCGTGCGGTTGAGCGCGTCGACCTCGATCGCGAACATCTCGCCGGCGTCGAGGCGCCCCTGCAGGACGGCCTCCTCGCGGGCGCTCCAGCCGGTGCCGACCTTGCCGATCGGGATCGGCCCGTCCTCGCCGAGGAGCGCCAGCAGGATGGCGCCGAAGTCGCGCCGCTGGCCCTGCTCGTAGCCCGCGGCGATCGCCGTGAGCCGCTGGACGGCCTTGAACTTGACCCAGGAGGAGGCGCGCTCCCCCGGCAGGTAGAAGCTCTTGCGGAGCTTGACGATGATCCCCTCGCCGCCGGCGGCCACGACCTCGTTCCAGAGGCCGAGGATGTCCCCGGACTGGCGCACGGGCCGCACGATCCTGCGGTTGCCGATGACCCCGCGCATGAGGGTGAGCCGGGTGTGCAGCGGCTGGGTCATGAGCGACTGGCCGCCGGAGCGGAGGAAGTCGAACGCCTTGAAGTAGCAGGGGTTCGCCTTCGCGGCCGCGGCGTACGCGCCGGTCTGCTTGTCACGCGTCGCCACGGTGCTGAAGAGCCCGTCTCGCGCGACGATCTCGCCGTCCAGGACGACGTCGCCGGCGGGCAGGCGGACGCGAGCGATCTCGGGGAAGCGCGCGGTGATGTCGATCATGCTCCGGTTCACGAGCCGGACCCGGTCGCCCTCCTGGTAGAGGATCGCGCGGATGCCGTCGACCTTCTCCTGGGCGATCCACTCGCCGCGGCCGGCGAGGTCGGTGAGGAGGATGGGCTGGCGGTTGCTGGCGCCCGAACTGGGCACCGCGAGCATCGGACGGATCATGAGGCCCCCTCTCAACGGAAGATGTCGTGGGTGTGGATCGTGGGGTCGATGCCGGGCCGCTTGAGGCGGGTCACGTGCACCCCGTCTCGCTGGCTGACGGCGAAGGTGCGGACGGCTGAAGGGCTCCAGTGCGGGTGCCGTGCGAGCTGCTCCGCGTGGGCCTCGCGCCACGCCGCGCACCAGGCCTCCGCCTCCTCGCGGCTCAGGTGGGCTGACCACACGTGCTCGTCCCTGCGCATGGGGTTGGTCTCGGTGACGCACCACGTGCCCGGCGGTAGGACGGCCTCCTCCTGGAGGGCGTCGAGGTAGAGGTAGGCCCGGAGCCGGGCGCCAGGCTCGGGGTGCGTGAACAGCGCAGGCAGCGCCGCCAGCATGGCCGCGGGGTCGGGCATGACCTCCTCGGTGTCCCGAGGGCTCATCGGCGGTGCGGTGTGGTGGCCGTTCTGCGCCAGGAAGGGCTTCAGCTCGGGGAGGTTGGCGGGCGGCCACGCCGCCGGCCGCTCCTCGTCCAGGTGGACGTACGGCACGACGTGGGCGATCCGGTACTCGCCGTCCTCATCCCAGTAGGCCAGCTGGATGCCCTCGGGAGTCGTGCTCATCGAGGCCATCGGGTCGCCGCTCTGGTTGTCGTGGATGATGACGTCGTCGCCCTCCTCCTCCCCATTGGGGAGGCGGAGGGCGAACCAGAAGTCGCCGCTGAGCGAGAAGGCGTGCACACCCGGCTGCGGCTCGTCGGCCTCCAGGTCCTCCTGGGTCGTCACGCGACGGCCGCCTTCTTGCGCGACCGCGGCGCCTTCTTCGTCGCCGCGCCGGCGCCCGCGACCTGCGCGGCGAGCTTCGCCATGAGGTCGGCGACGTTGGCGGCCGGCGTCGCGACGGTCGCGCCCTCGGTGGCGATCACCTCGCGGCCGGCCACGATCTCGGCCATGCGCTTCTCGAAGGTAGAGGCGTAGGTCTCGGGGTCGTAGTCGGTGATCTGCCCGGGGAGCGCGAGTATCTGCTCGGCGAGCTGGACGAGCGCCTCGGGCACGTCGGCGTCGATCGCCGGCGCCTCGCGGACCTCGCCGGCACGCGTCCGCTCCTGCAGGACCAGCGCGCCGCCGTACACGCGCACCTGGAACTGGGAGGCGGAGGATCGGGGCGTCCACTGGGTCATGAACGCCAGGTCGGGGTGGGCCTCGATGAGCGCCCGGAGCGTGCCGTAGGTCGCCTCGTGGCCCTTCTCGGGCGCGAGGAAGTACATCTTCTCCCCCACGCTCGTGAGGACCTCGACCTGGGGCGCCGGGTGGGCGGAGACGTCGGCCTTCTTCTTGAACTTCTCGGCGTCGGCGTTCGCCTCCGCCAGGTCCTCCGCGGTCAGGAGGACGAGTCCGCCCTCGACCGGCCGAGCCTTCTTGAGCTGCTGGGCGGGCACCTCGCCGCACGTGCCGCAGACCCGCGGCTGGCTGATGCGCTTGGGCTCGTGGCTCCCGAGCCCGTCGCAGACCATGACGTTGCCCGTGCTGCCGGTCTTCTCCAGCGCCGAGGTCATGCTGACCGAGGTCGAGATGACCCCGAAGGACAGGGCCACGCCCGAGGCGATGCTGCGTGCTGCCATGCTGATCTCCCCTCTCTCACCTATGGCCGGCGGTGAGCTGATTCGGTAGTCACCTCCTGGTGAGGACCACCAGGAGCGGGATGAGGACGGCGGCGATGGCCGCGCCGATGACCGCGCCCGCCACGAGGGCTGACACGGTGGATGCGGTGAGGTCTGGTTCTGGCTCGGCGTCGTCGAGTTCGACGATCACGCCGCCGGGATGCCGTAGAGCATCAGGTCGTTGACGGGTCCGTCGGTGCCCGTAGGCGGCCACAGGCCGGTCTCGTCCACCACGGGCAGGCGGGCGTCGTTCTCGACGACCAGGTAGGGCCTGCTCCCGTCGTGCGGGTAGTGCACGTAGGCGTGGACCTCGTCGTCGGCGCCGGGGCCCGTGACGATGGTCACGAAGTCGTGCCGGTCGGCCGGGTCCTCGTAGTCCGCCGGGTCGCCGGCCTTGACGACGATGTGCGTCACGCGGCGGCCTCGAAGAGGGCCGAGACGGCCGCCTCCAGCGCGGAGTAGTCGGCCTCGACGAGCGGGATGTCGCCGGTCGGCTCACCGCCGGCGAGGTAGTGCTCCTCCGTGGGGTACGCCGCGACGGCGAACTTGAGGGTCTTGACCGCACCGCGGTAGTCGGGCGCGAACGGCCCGATCGGGTCGCCGTCGCTCACGGCCACCACGCGGCCGTCCGGGGCCGCGGTCCAGACCACGACGGTTCCCCCGGCCGTGGCGAGCATCGCCCGCTTGTCCGCGTACTCGGCGTGGTCGAGCCAGAGCGCGTCGATGAGGCAGTTGCCGATCTGGGCGAGCCTGAACTCGTCGCGGTCGTCCTCGATGAACTCGGAGGACTCGAAGCTCTGCATCGGACCGATGACGGCGTCCTTGACGGCCTGCGGCATGTCGGAGGCGGCGACGTGCTCCATCTCCTCGCGCCACTCCGAGAGCGGGTAGCCAGCGCCGGGGTCGACGTCGTAGTGCTCGGCGTCCACCACCTCGCCGTCGATGAAGACGGTGGCGGTGGTGGACGAGTCGGGATCGCGGACGGTGACGACGTAGAGGCTCACGCGGCGACCTCCTTGTCCGAGCGCGACCGCCAGCCCTCCGAGGAGATGTCGACCCGCACGTCGCACCACGGCTCGGCGTTCATCCACGCGACCGCCAGGTCGCTGATGTCCTTGAAGCGCTCGGGCGCGCCCGGCCAGTCCTCGTCCGCGTCGCGGCAGGCGCTGTAGAGCTGCGACGGGGCCGGGTCGCCCTCGCGCACCTCGAAGTCGCCGTCGTGGGCGTAGTCGCCGACGAAGACGACGCGGTCGCCGCCCCAGCGGCCGATGAAGCCGCTCGTGTCGGCGAAGTCCCCGCCCCCGCGGCTCTCGCCGGTGCCGGCCACGAGGAGTGCGAGGAGGTCGCCGGTGCTCCAGGCGCACCCCACCTGCTCCGCCTGCTTCAGGCCGAGGCCGAGCCGGTGCGGGTGGAGGTACTCCTTCCTGTCGAGGTTGGCGATGACGTGGTACTGGCCCATCTCGGGACTCCTCTCAGGCGGGGACCAGCGCGGGCTGCCGGGTTGCCAGCAGGGCGGCGGTCAGGTCGTGGATGTTGACGGTCGCGACCGTCCAGGTGTTCGCGTTGTGGATCGCGACCTCGACGGTGTCCGGCACCTCGCCGGCGATCACCTCGATGTCGGACTCGTCGTCAGCGAGGTCTCGGATCTTCATGCGGCCTCCAGGGAGTAGGCGGGGTCGTGGGTGCCGTCGTCCTCGGCGATGGCCCGGTTGACGGCGTTGACGGCCTCGGACCAGGTCTCGAAGAAGGCTCCGTCGACGGCCGCGGCAGGGTTGTCCCCACGGGGGTACGGAGCCGCGTGGACGTGCCACGGGCGCCACTCGGGGCCGGGGTCGCCGCTCGGGTCGAAGACGATGTGCCAGCGCCGATGGGGCGCGAGCCCGTGACGGCGCAGCACGCGCATGATGAACTCGCGCGCGGCCGGCCAGTCGTCCAGGTCGTGCGTCGTGCCGTTCATTGTCATGAGGTCCCGGGCGAGCGCCGCGTCGCAGCACTGGTCCTGGGTGAGGTCGAAGTTGAGGACCGGGTTCGCCAGCTCGTCGAGCCGGTTGATCGTGTCGAGGAACGTCACGGCGGCGGCTACTCCCCGAGGAGCGCGCCCCGGACGTACGCGCGGGCCTTCTCCAGGACCACGTCGGCCGGGATCGAGTGGTCGCCCTCGGGTACCCACGGGCCGTGCGTGTCGTCCGGGTCGTCGTCGCCGTAGGCGTGACCGGCCAGGAACTGCGCGGCGGCCTCGACGTCCTGGGACGCGACCGCCATGAGCGTCGCCATCGTGTCGGCCTCGGAGCACGTCATGTAGCTGCCGACGTCGTGGCCCAGCTCGGCGCTGCCGAACGTGTCGGCGAAGGCGGTGGCGGCCGACTGGATGAGCGCGAGGCGGGCCTCGGCGGGGGTCGTCGTGGAGGTCGTCACGGTGATGCTCCTTTCTGCTGGCGCAGGAATCGCGCGGGGGATGACTCGGCCCCGCTGCGCGGGAGGTCGCAGCGGGGCCGAAGGATGGGGAGGTCGGGGCTCAGGAAGCGGTGACGAGGTCGCCACCGACGTACGGGATCGCCCGGTCGACCGCGTCGATGCGGCGGCCCAGCCAGGCGGCCGTGCCGGTGTGGATCGCGTTGCCGAGCGCCGTCCACCGCTGGCTGTCGGGCATCCCCTCGGTCCAGCCGTCCGGGAAGCCCTGAAGGCGCTCCCACTCGGTGAACGTGAGGGTGCGGAGGCGCCCGTGCTGGGCGATGAGGTGCGTCTGGCGGAGGGCGTTGCCGGAGTCGTTGCCAGTCAGCGTGTTGGTGTGCGTGGCCGGGACCCAGGTCTCGTAGCCGCCGGCAGAGAGCGCGGCGCGAGCTCGGGCGGACTTGCGCCAGATCACGGCTCCAGCAGGTCCGACAGGGCCTGGAGCAGGGCGGGGTCCGCCTTCGAGCCCGCCGAAGCGACGCGCGGCAGCAGCTTGCGCGCCTGCTCCGTCGTCACCCAGAACCGCCCATGCGGGTCGGGGGTCTCCTCCACGATGGCCGACCACGAGAACTCGACGGCGTCGCTGGGCTGTACCGAGGTGTCCCCCGTCCACCACCCGGTAGGCCCACCCATACCCGAGGTCTTCCAGTCCACCCGCGACGGCAGCGAAGTCGTGCCCGGTCCGGCGGGGACTCGTGAGAAGCCCTTCGGGGTTCTCGATGACGACCCATCGGGGTCGGGTCTCGTCGACCAGTCGGAGGTGCTCTTCGAGGAGTCGGTGGAACTCCCAGAAGAGGCCGGAGCGAGTGCCAGCGAGCCCAGCACGGTTGGGGGCGGCGATGCTGGTGTCCTGGCAGGGGAAGCCTCCGCAGAGGAGGTGGGGTCGCCCGAGGGCGGTCGCCTTGACGTCACGGATGTCTCCTTCCAGGGGGGTCTCGGGGAAGTGCCGGCGGAGCACCGCCTGGGCGGCCGGGTTGATCTCGACCATGAGGTTGTTGTGCCAGTTCAGCGGGGCGAAGCCGACCTCGAAGCCGCCGATCCCGGTGAAGGTCGAGGCCCACTCGAAGGGCTCTCGGCGCGCGTCCACGGTGCCTCCTCTCAGGGGTGCAGGAAGGGGTCCAGGAGGGCCTGGACCTGGGCCACGACGCTGACGGGCGCCGTGTAGCGACGGGTGAGGAGCATCTGGCGGCCGCGGAGCACGACGCCCGTGGGGACGCCCCACTCGACGGTGACGCGCTCCTCGGCGTCGATCGCGCCGATCTGGCTGGCGAACGCGGCGACCTGGGCCTCGACGTCGGGGTTGGGCTCGTCCATCGACACACGCGGCTCGTGCTCGTCGAGGGCGCGGTCCCAGTGGTCGTACCGCGTCCACGTCATGCCGAGGCCGATGTCGTAGAGGCCCTCGGCGTCCGGCTCGATGCGGCTCGGGGTCTCCGGGTACTCCGGGCTCGTGACGACGAGGGTTTCGCCGTCGAAGACCCACGTGTCGAGGGTCACGGCGTACGGGCTCGCCGCCGTCAGGACGGCGATCTGCTCGATGACGCGCCGGTTGGTCATCCACTCCGCCCAGCCGTTCCAGGCGCGGAGGAAGTACCCCTCGAACGCCGGGTCGGGCTGGTCGTCGCCGGTGAACCAGTCACCGGTGAACCAGGTCCTCACTCGGACACCTCCCACTCGAAGAAGAAGCCCGAGGCGTGGAGCGTGTCGGGCGCGGTCGAGTCCTTGGACCCGTTGTCGCAGACGTACTGGTCGAGGTCGCCCTCCTGGCCGTCGTGCTCGGCGGCGTGCACGAGGCGTCGCGGCACGGTGGCCGTCCACGTCTCGGTGACCTCGGCCGTGTACGTGCGGCGGAAGGTGATCGCGACCTCGCCGCAGGCGTGGCCCTGCGCGACCGAGACGAGGACGTCCAGGTCGTCGCCGGGCTCGATGTCGCAGACGACCTCGCCGCACTCGGCGCACGTCAGCTCCAGGTCGCGCTTCAGGTCGTCGTCGGACTGCTTGGCCTCGAAGGTCACGCCACCTCCTTCGTTGCGTAGGGAGAGAAGGCGTCCCGGGCGGCCTCGGCCGCCCACTTGTGGCCGACGAAGCCCCAGCAGTCGTCGGTGACCTCCCAGTCCTCGCGGTCGAAGTTGAGCGTGCGCGTGGAAGTCTCCGGCTCGGCGCCGGGACGGACGACGGTCTCGGTCGTGGTCGTTCTGCCGCTGCGCTGCACGCGCTCCTCGATGCGGTAGCCCCACACGTCGCCGGTCAGGTAGGCGTTGTAGGTCCTGACCTCGTCGGCCAGGCACTCCTCGACCCGATCGAGTGGGGTCCCGCATACCTCGCGGGTGCGCGCGGTGTCGAAGATGAAGCCGACGTAGGAGGTGTCCCAGCCGCCGGGGTCGCAGGCGAAGTGGTCGCGGCCACCCTGGCGCCTGCGGAAGTCCCTGTCCTGGACCATGTCCCGGCCGCCGCTGATGCTGATGCCGGAGTGGTCGAGCAAGTACAGCGGCAGGACCGCGGTCGCGCCGTGCTTGCGTACCAGGTGCTTGACGATCGCCTCGTTCAGCGCGGAGAGCGAGGGCATGAAGTCCTCGACCTGGCGGATGAAGTCGGTCAGGTCCTCGTGCTCGGGCGGGGCGGTGGTGGTCCGCGTGCGCCAGTGGTACTGCTCGTCGCCGAGGGTGTGGTCCCGGTACTTCACCCACATCACGCCGAGGTTGCAGTCGGTGTCGTGGCGAGGGTCGCAGCCGTCCGTGTCCTCCATCGGGAGAAGGGTGAGGCGGTGGGTGTCCGTCTCGGCGACGAGCTCCTGGTAGTCGCTCACGCGGTCACCTGCCGGAGCCAGGCTCGGAGGCGGTACATGCTCGTGGCGTCGACGGCCCACTCGTCCGGGTAGGCGCCGTGGAGGAGGAGGCCGTCCGCGCCCGCGAGGATCGTCTCGACGAAGTAGTCGGAGACGAACTGCCCCGGCTGGTTCGGCCGGCCGATGTGGCGGGTGTCGAAGAAGCACACGGTCAGCCGCGGGTCGACGGCCGTGAAGGTCTCGATGCGGGCGACGAAGGGGACGCCGTTGGCGGCCGTGAAGCCGTAGGTCGCGCCCACGGCGGGCGTCTTGCGCGGGCGGATGCGGTCTCGCTCGAACGCCTCGACGACCCGTGCCGCGTCCTGCTGGACGACGTCGTTCGGGTACGTGGGGACCTGCTCGCCCTCCCAGAGGTTGATCTCCCCCAGGTCCGGGTCGAAGGTCACGCCTCCGTCGTCGGAGACGGTGATGGCGACGGGCAGGCCGAGCAGGTAGGTGCGCTCGGCCATCAGTCGACGTCCCCGCTCATACCCCAGGCGCGGGACTCGCCCGACTGGACGGAGGTGCGTGCCCGGCCGTCGCCACGGGTGCGGGCGATCCGCTCCGCGCTGGCGGCGTTGACGATGCTGGCGTCCTCGGTCCTGCCGAGGATCTCGGTCAGGGTCATGGGTGTGGCTCCTCTCAGGCCGCGAGCGGCACGGTGTTCTTGACGAGGACGTGGAAGTCGCGGCCGAGCGTCAGCCGACGGTGGTCCGGGCGACGGCCCTCCGGGACGTGCCGCAGGCAGCCCCGGGCGAGGGTCGTGCCGTCCGGGAGGATGGCGACCTCGGTCCCCTGGTGGTTGGTCCTGAAGATGTCGCCCCGCTTCATGAAGGTGGCGCCGGCCTTCGCCAGGGCACGCTTCGTCACGGTCGGGACGGGGATGGCGAAGATGTCGCCCTGGCGCTTGACCTCGCGGCCCTGCGCCTCGGCCAGCCGGACGGTCTCCGGCTTGAGCGCCGCGTACGCCTCCTCCACCGTGGTGGGCTTGGCGCCCGGCGGCAGCTCGCAGAAGAAGTAGGACGGGCGGGGCTCGTTCTGGTCGAAGCCGGACAGGAAGAACGCCCGACGGCGACGGCGGATGCGACCGTCGCAGCGGTCCCCGTGGCGGGGGCAGGAAGAGCCCACCCAGGAGTTGCGGTAGGCGTCCTCTGCCTCGCGGTAGGCGGCCGCGTCGGCACTGTCGAACCAGGCGCGCTCGGCCTCCGCGAAGTCACTCCACGTGGCGTGCTCACCGCGCCGCCAGCGCGGGCGGCTCTCGGGCCAGGTCGGCTTGGGCAGGGCGTACGTGGCGGGCTGGAACGACGTGCACCGCACGGTGTACGCGACCTCGGCGCTGATGAGGGACTCGCCGAGCCAGTGGCGCTGCGTGGTCCAGCGGTACGTCTGGCCGTCGAAGACGATCTCGCCGGTCTGCTTGGGGTACCCGTCGAGAAGGCGGACCTCCCACCCCGGTTGCTCGCGAAGGTCGACGAACATCCAGCCCAGCGGGGCGTCCTCGCGGCTCGTGGACTCGTGGCGCGTCGAGACGTAGCGGTCGCGGGTCACGTGGACGATGCGGACCGTACGGCGCTCGATCCCAGCGGCGTTGAGGGCCTCGTGCGGGATCGTGACGGTGTTCTGGTCGCGAAGGGCGGACCGGACCTCCTGCTGGTGCCTGGAGGTCGAGACGGAGTACCGGTCACCGTTGAGCAGGAAGCCGTGCACGGTGCCGTTCGGGTTGCGCAGAGGGCGTGCCAGCTCGAAGTGGAAGCCGTAGGAGTAGATCTGGTCGCCGTCGACCGGCATCCGCTCGGCACGCAGGTTGGGCCGATCGGTCAGGCCCAGGCAGCGGTCGCGCCAGCGGCGCGCCACCTGCTCGTACGTGGTCATGCGATCTCCTCCTGAGAGACGCGGAAGGGCGCCGCGCCGATGCGCTGCGCCCTCACCTGTGGTGCTGGGTCTGAAGGTGTGCCGACCGACACTCGTGGCCGACGATTCGTGCGGTAGCAGGAAGCGCTCAGGGCGCCACGTACGCCGACGCGCGAAGCACGACGTAGGCGATGACGACGAGGGCGGGCAGGGCGACCACGAGGCCACCCATGAAGGCGTTCACGAGCGCGAGCACGACGCGGCGGACCGTCCACCCGCGGACGGGCTGGGCCGCCGGGCGGGGCTTGCGGTGCTTGGGCCGCCCGGGCTCGGCGAGGCGCACGATGTCGCGCCAAGCGAGGTCGAGGTCCGTCACGCGGCCGCCAGGTCACGCACGCCGTCGATGAACCAGCGAGCCCAGCAGTCGTGGATGGTCGGAAGGTGGTGCCGCTCCTGGCGGACGAAGGCCTCCCAGAGCACGCCCCACGCCTCGCCGAAGGCAAGGATGAGGTCGGCGTCCCAGCCGCCGTCGCCAGCGGCACGGGCGGCGTCGTGGCGGCCCCAGGCGTACGACCAGGCGGCCTTGCGGGCCTCGCGGCCCTTGGCCTCGAACTCCACGGGCTCTGCCACGATCGAGATGGAGGCGGCGGAGTCGTCGAGCCCGAGGAGCAGGCGTGCGACGTGCTCGGCCTGCTCGATGTTCGCGACGCCCGAGACGGACGAGTCGATGACGAAGGTCGGCTCGCCAGTGGCGGCCTGGCAGCGGTAGAGGGTCCTCATCACGCGCCGTACTTCAGCGCGCGGACGTGGCGGCGGCGCAGGGTCTCCCGGCGGCCGGCCTGGGTCTCCTTGAAGGTGCTGTGCGGCTTGGGCGTGGGCGTGGTCACGATCTCTCCCGGTGTCGTGAAGGTGGGTTGGTTCCTCATCCCCTGTGCTGGCGCCGAGGCCGGCACGAGGCAGACCTGTGGCTCCGGCTGGAGGGGATGCGTCCTGAAGGACAGAGGCCCCACCACCGCGCGGGTGGTGAGGCCTCAGACCCCAGGAAGAGGGGGTGTCCGCTGCCAGCCTTCGACCCGCGGCGGACGCGCGGGCAACGACCTGGGCTGGTCACCAGGGCCCCGATGCCCCCAGTGGGCGCCGTCGGTGCTCAGCGGCCTGAAGATGGCGTGCTTCAGTCACCCGTCTCTGCGCTGACGGACCCGCGAGGCGGGTACCTATGGCACGTGGTCAGCCCCGCGCGCTGGCGCAGACTCGCACTCGGCGCAGGGCTCCCCGCCGCACGGGGGTGGTGTGGCTTTCAATCCTGGGCAGGCTCCTTTCGTCGTCTGGGGCCCTGACGGACCAGATCCGGCACCGATGGCGCGGGGGGACCACCCTCGGTGCCGGGTCAAGCTCGTCAGGTTGTGCAGGCCCGCCACCCGGAGGCGAGGTCGCGGGTGGCGGGCCTGAAGATCGGGTGCGGGCTCAGCGGACGACGGCGCGGTCCCCCACGCGCTCCACCGTGTAGCCCTGCTCGGCGTAGGCCGAGGCCGTACGGATGTCGCCGGTCGTGCTGATGTACCGGCCGCCGTACGAGTACACGTTCCACATCTCACCGCTGGTCATGACCCCTCCCGAGGGCGTGTGTTCCGTCCCTGTGCTGCCGACGTCTGGCCGGCGGCACGGTCGTGCGGCTCGCGAGGAGGTTCCTGCGAGCGCAGGAAGCGCAGCGGCTGGCGCCGTCGGCGCCGCGTCGTGTGCGTTCCTTCCATCCCTAGTGCTGAATCGGAATCACTGGGAATGCACACCAATGGCTCCAAGATTCAGCGTTTCGGCGCCTGAAGAAGGCGCATTTTCCCCACCCGAGGGCCCGAAGGGGGCCGGCCTGGGCAGAGCTCTGGCTCCAGCTCGTGCGGCTCGCGCCCGCGCCCGGGCATGGCAAAGGGCCCGACCCCCGGAGGGATCGGGCCCTAGGGCCGGTCGGACTAGGCGCGCGCCCCGAACCGGGCGAGCAGGGTCGCGCGCCCCGTAGCGGGGGCGACGCTCACGGGCGCGTCGGGCGCGTCCGTGGTGAGCGGGGCGACGCTCGGGACGTACTCCGAGCGGACCACCTGCGGACGGGGGGCGAGGCCCTGGGCCGTCGCGCGCTCGCGCTGGGCCGCCTGGGACATCTCGGCGCGCTCCCCGTACAGGGACGCGCGCACGTCCTCGGGGATCGGCGCGACGGCGTGTGTCGTCTCGCCCGCCCATGGGAAACCGCCCGTCAGGTCACGCGCAGACGGGCGCATGTCGCGCCACGATGCGGCGTAGTCCCGTGCGTACGCGATCCGGTAGCGCTGGGACGGGGTGAGCCTGTCCGCGCTCATCGTGTGGCGCTCGATGTCCCGCACCCCTCCCAGGGTGCGCGTCTCGTCCTCCGCCATGATGCACGCGGCCCGATCGGCGACACGGTCCGTCACGTCACGGATGATCCGATCCACGGCGTCCCGGGTGGCGATGGGAGCGCGGCGCGTGTCAGGCGACACCAGGCCAGCGGCCCGAGCGACAGCGGTCCGGTTCACGCACCCGCGCGTCACGGCCTCCGGCACCGTGAGCCACGCGGACGCGACAACACGCGTCCCAGCGTCCAGCCCATCGCGCACGTCGTCCCACGACTCCCGGAGGAGGTCAGCGACCGGGCGCGACCCGTAGACACCCGGGCGCCCGTTGACGTCCCACAGGGGGTCGCACAGCGCGTCCATCGTGTCCGGGGTGAGCGTGTCCAGGGAGACGAACGATCCCCCGCTGTTGGGACGGCACTCCGGCACGGCGTAGTGAGCGGGTGCGGACGGAATGCCCGTGACCGCCGTAGCGACCGCGTCCAGCATCGGCGCGGGCACAGCGGCCCATGCGGCCGTGCGCTGTGCCGATGTCTGCGCCGACAGGATGGCGCACGCGTGCTCCGCTACGGACGGCGTCAGGTCCTCGTCATCGGACAGTCGGTCCGTGACGCTGGCAGGCCGTGCGGCCCCTGGGTCCTTGTCGAGACCGTGAGCCGTGCGGCCCATCGTCTCGCTAGTGCTAGTGCTCATCGTTCGATCCCTCCCGATCGGACCGGCGACACCATGCCTCCGGCCTGTTCCTCATTCTGTCTTCTTATCGGTCGGAACACCTTGCACCCTTAGTGCTCATTCCGACTTTGTTACCGAACCGTTATCCACGGTAGTTACCGAATCGTTACCACTCGTGTCCCCCCCGTTACTCGTGCCGTGACGGACCCCCCGCCGGCACCTAACGGCAGGTGGTCTCTCGCGATGGGGGCCGAGCGGATTTTCGATAACGGGTCCTGTGCGCGCGCAGCATTGAGCCGCCGAGCGTGTCGATGACGCAGTCATCGAATCCGGCTACTCTCTCCGGGTCGAGACATCCACCCGAGGGAGAATCAGTGGCTACCCGCACGCATGTCGTCGTCACGGACGACATCACCGGCGCCGAGGGCGCGACCACGTACACGTTCCAGGTGGGCAAGGAGGCGTGGGAGATCGACCTCGCTGACCCGGCCCCGCTCTACGAAGCGCTCCAGCCGTTCATCGCAGCGGGGCGCAAGGTGAGCTCCCGGAGGGCCGGCCGAGTCAGCGAGCGGAACACGCACGCCGAGAGCTCGCGCATCCGGGCATGGGCCGTCGAGAACGGCTACGAGATCTCCGAGCGCGGGCGAGTTCCCGCGGCAGTGCGCGAGGCGTACGAGGCCGCCAAGGGGGCGTGAGGGCAGAGCCTTTCGTGGCTCTGACGTGCAGTCATGATGTCGATCCTCTGGGGGGAGTGGGGTCGCTGACTGCGGCCCCCTGCAGTCTCTGCGCGTTGTCGGGCAGGCATCGACCGTAACCAGCGGCACGAGGTGAACACGCCCGCGGGTCACTCGTCCGGACTATGCGCAGCGCCCCTCCGAGCCAGTCACGCGACCGTGTACGCGATGTGACAGGGACTTGTGTCCCAGAGATGAGCCCCTCGTCCGGGAACGGACGGGGGGCTCTCTGTCTTCATGCCAGCGTGTCGCCTCGCGCGACGCAGATTCCTGCGCTAGCAGGTTTCGTCGCGTCAGCCGGGCGTGTGCCGGCTCCGGGTGGAATGGAGTCATGCTCCGGAGCCGACTTCGCCCCCCTCGCGAGCAGGGTCGCGTGCTCGGATGGTGCGAGAGGCACCTGCCGATCGGCCCCACCGGGCTCCAGGTCACGCTGTCGAAGATCGGGTACGGCGTCTCCCCCGCCGTGCATCGCGTGATTCCGTGGGTCGTTCTCGTGCTGCATTCCCGCACGCTCGACTTCACCATTCCGCTCGTCCGCATTCCAGGAGCCACGTACGCCGAGCTCTGGTGGGACGACGACGAGGGCTGGGACGAGGCCTGATGTACGAGGTCGACGTCGCGGAGCTGAGGGCCCTGTGGAGCCGCGCCCGCGCCGGGGATCATGCGGCCACGGAGGAGCTCGTCCGGCGGTACCACTGGCTCCCTCAGAAGATCGCCCGGTCCAAGCGGGTTCCCCCGCACTTCGATCGGGACGACATGGTGTCCTGGGCGAACTCGGGCCTGTTCGATGCGGTTCGCAAGTTCGACCCCGACAGCGGCGACGGCGCGCTGCACGAGCACTTCATCGGGTACGCCACGCTCCGGATCAACGGGGCGATCCTCGACGGCATGAAGGCGCCCGGTCAGTCCTGGGCGACCCGCGAGGTGTGGCGCCGGCTGCGCGCGATGGAGGCCACCGAGGCCCAGGTCTCCCAGGATCTCGGTCGCCCGGCCACCCGGCAGGAGGTCGCCGCGGCCCTGGGGACGACGGTCGCCGACCTGCCCGTGTTCCAGCAGCAGGTCGGCCTGCAGGTGCCGACCCAGGGCGGCGAGGTCCTGCTCTCGGACTGGCTCCCGGACCACGAGGGCACCGAGGAGGCCGTCGAGATCTCGGAGATGGTGGACCGCGTCGCGGAGAAGGTCTCCCAGCTGCCGGCCGAGCACCTCGACGTCGTGTCCCGGCTCTTCCTGCGCGGTGAGGACGTCAAGGACGTCGCCGCCGAGGTCGGGCTGACCATCACCCGCACCCGCCGGCTCCGCGCCGAAGCGCTCCTGCGCCTGCGCGACCTGCTCCAGCAGGGCTGAGTCGAGTTCCTCCAGCGTGACCGAGGGAGGTGGGGCGATGGCCAAGTGCAAGAGGAAGGGCACCAAGAAGTGACGAACCCGAGGAGGCGGCCAGTGGCCGACGCGACGAAGGGGCTGACCGACGAGGTCGAGCCCGAAGAGGCGGAGCCGGAGCGCGAGCTCGGCACCGCGGTGGAGGAGCCGCTGCTCCCCTACGAGGTCCGCAAGGACGGGTCCATCGCCCACTTCACCCAGGAGCGGGCTTCCCTGCAGCGAGAGGTGGGTTCATGACGACCGAGGCCAGCGCCGCGGTGCTCAACCCCGGCCACATCCGGGTGCTCCCGCACGACACACCGGGCCTCTTCCGGCGCCGGGCCCGGGCGATCGAGGCCGCGGAGGATGCCGCCGACGTGGCGGCCGCCCGTGAGGCCCTGTCCGAGGGTGGTGAGCGAGTCACGCTGGAGGAGATCCGGGCCGCGCTCGGCGCCGAGCCGGACCTCACGATCGGCGTGGACCCGGCGGCGACGCCCGCCGAGCCCACGGAGACCCCGGGCGACGAGCAGCCGTTCAACCCCGAGGCCACGCCGGAGGCGGAGGCGGAGCCGGAGCCTGACCCCGCGGCCACGCCGGAGGGCAAGCCGGAGGACGCGCCGCCGGCCGCGCCGGAGGACTGACCTGGGAGGTGATCCCGCATCTGGCCGAGGCCCCGAGCACAGCGCTCGGGGCCTCGTGTCATCTCCGAAGGGTCAGTCGATCCAGGGCGTAGACCGGCCACGACGAGGAGACCCCCCATGCCGCCACAGGACGAGATCTACACGTTCGCAGGAGAGATCGGCGCCCTGCGGCAGGCGATCGAGAGCCTGACCGGTGCGGTAGGAGAGCTCAAGGCCGACGTCGGCCGCCAGGTGTCGGACCTCAAGACGGACATGGGCCGGCGCATGGAGGGCTTCGACCTGGCGCTCAAGGAGCTCGTCACCAAGGAGGCGTTCGAGGCCGAGCGCCTGCGGGTGAACCAGGAGATGGGCCACATCAAGGAGTCGGTCCAGGCCGAGAAGGAGGCCCGTCAGTCCATGTCCACCTTCCAGCGCTGGATCGTCGGGGTGCTCGTCCCGACCGTGATCGGCCTCGCCGGCCTGGCGATCAACGCCTTCAGCCACTGACCTCGCGCCGCGGTCGATCCCTCCCCGCGTAGGGAACCCCCGACACGAGGAGGCGGCTGTGGCCGCAGACGATCAGCAGTGGCTCACCGGCGCGATCCGCAAGGAGATCGCCAAGCATCACCGCGGGCCCCGCCCGTACCACAACCGCCAGGACTGCCACGTGGCGGTCTCCGAGGCTCCGAGCCTCTTCGGCTACTTCTCGGGCGCCGACGTGTGCTCGCACGCCTACGTCCGCAAGTCGACGCCGGAGCAGCTGGCCGCGGGCCTGCCGGCCGACTTCGAGCAGTACCTGCCGATCGACAACTACTCGGCGGCGGACAAGGACGGCAACAACGCCACGTTCTCCGTGGAGAGCCAGGGCGGTGTCATCGACGCCCAGAACGAGCCCTGGGACGCCGGCCAGCTGCTGCGCCTCGCGATGATCTTCGAGGAGCTCACGCGCATCCGGCCGTCCATCCAGATGAAGCTCGCGGTGGACTCGCGCGTGGGCGACAGCTCGAACGGCCTGTCGGACCACCGGCTCGGGATCGACCCGTGGCGCGTGCCGGGCGGCATGTCGTACTCGAACTCGCGGGGCAAGATCTGCCCGGGCGACGCGAAGCACGCGCAGATGCCGCAGATCCTCGCGCTGGCCCAGCAGATCCGTGCCGGCGAGCACCCGACGGTGACGCCGGCTGACCCGGCTGCGCCCGCGCCCGCTCCCGTCGGCAACGGCGGCGGCGTGAAGAACTGGCTGCAGCAGGGCGACACCGGCCCCGAGGTCGAGGACCTCCAGCGCCTGCTCAACGCCCGCGGCGCCGGCCTGGCAGTGGACGGCTCGTTCGGCCCGGCGACCCTGGCGGCCGTCCGGTCGTTCCAGCACGACGCGGGCCTGGTCATCGATGGGCTCGCCGGCCCGGCGACGATGGCCGCGCTCCACGCCGCCCCGGCTCCGGCTCCGGCGCCCGCACCGGTCGGCGTCCTGCGCCGCGGCTCGTCGGGCCCCGAGGTGGAGCGCCTCCAGGCGTTCCTCAACCGGAACTACCCGGCCTACTCGCGGCTCAAGGAGGACGGCCTGTTCGGGCCGGCGACCGAGGCCGTCGTCAAGGAGTTCCAGCGCCGCTGCGGCATCGACGTGGACGGCTCCGTGGGCCCGATCACCCGATCGCGCCTGGGCATCTGAGGAGGAGACATGGACAGGATCAAGGCCGTGCTCGCGCGGCTCAAGGCCAAGACGGAGTCCACGCGGCGCACCGTCCGCGGCGTGCTGCAGAACATCGCCGCCGGCCTCGTCGCCGTGGCAGCCCTGGCGGTGCCGGCCACCGCGGACGCCATCAACGCGGTGCTCCACTTCATCCACCTGCCGTACACCGTGACGCCCGGCCTCATGACGGCGGCCGGCGTCCTTCTCACGGCGCTCGCGGCCCTGGTCACGAAGGTCCAGAACCTCATCGAGGGCCGCGACAAGGTGGAGTCGGTCGAGGACCTCAAGGCGGAGATCGACAGGCTCACCAGCGCCCTCGACGAGGTCGAGACCGCTGGACGCCACGTGGCCGACGAGGTCCACGAGTCCCTGCCCCCGGCGCACCACCAGGTCTAGCCTGTACCGCGAAGCCCGGCCCTTCTCCTCCCGAGGGGGCCGGGCTTCGTCGTGTCCGGCGTCGATGGATGAGGGCATGACGGCCCTCGTGAAGCTCAAGGTCGCCCAGGGGCAGACCTGGCGCCACACCTTCCTGCTGACGCGCCCCGACCCCGCGTCGACCACGGAGCACCCGCTTCCCCCGATCCCGCTGGAGACGGTGGGCTGCACCGGCGCGATGCAGTGCCGCGCGAAGTACGGCGCCCCCGTGCTCCTGGAGCTGACCACCGCGAACGGCGGCATCGTCGTGGACCCGACCGTCGATGGCCGCGTGACGATCGTCATGACGGCTGCACAGACCGACGCCCTCGGCGCGACCGAGGACCCGGCGAAGCCGCGCCGGAGCTTCCACTACGACCTGGAGCTCACCTACCCGTCGGGCGACGTCGTGCGCGTGCTGCAGTCCCCCGAGGGCGACCCGAGCACGATCAGCCCGAACATCACGCGGAGCACCGGGGTGTCCGCGTGAGCGAGACGGTGCTGGACGTCGAATCCGGAGAGGTGGTCGTCGTCGACCAGCCTCCCGTGATGGTCGCGGACGAGACGTCTGTCGTCGTCGTCCAGGACCAGGTCGAGTACCCGGCGCCGCTCGACGACCTGCCCGCCGACGTGCCCGTGCTGCTCGTCCAGGGCCCGAAGGGCGACCCCGGGGAGCCGGGCACCGCGGACTTCGAGAAGGCCCTCGGCGACCACGTCCAGGCGCCCGAACCCCACCCGGCCTACGACGACATGCTCGACATGACCCTGATCTTCGAGAACGGACTGGTGTGACATGAGCTCTCTCGCGACCAACATCGGCAACGCCTTCCTCCGCGTCGCGACGGAGGCCAAGGCCCTCCGGACGCTGATCAACGGCAACTCGCCGGACCTCTCCGCCCTGCAGACGACCGCGAAGGGCAACCTCGTCGCCGCGATCAACGAGCTCGTGGCGTCGGTCGGCGGTGCGGGTGCGTCCATCGACGACACCAAGACGACGACGAGCTCGGTGTGGTCGTCGAGCAAGGTCAGCGCGGAGATCGTCTCGCAGGCCTCGGCCACGATGACGCAGATCCTCGGCGGCGCCCAGGAGGCGTACGACACGCTGAAGGAGATCAAGGACTTCATCGACGCCAGCCAGTCGACGGACGCCGACTCGATCTCGCAGATCCTCGCCGCGCTCGCGAACCGCCTGCGCTTCGACGCCGCCCAGACGCTCACCCAGCCCCAGCAGGCCCAGGCGCGCGCGAACATCGACGCCGCCTCCGCGAGCGCCGTCGGCAACACGGACGCGGACTTCGTCGCGGTCTTCGAGGCCGGTCTCGTCTGATCCTCGGAGGTGAGGGAGTAGGGCATGGCGACCAGCCTGAGCGAGCGCGTCGGCCTCCTGGCCAGCCGCATCGCTACCGAGTTCAACGACCGCGGGCTCCCGCTTCCCGGGCGCCTCGCTGGGCGCTACCTCCGCCTCGACGACGACGGTGCGCCCGCGTGGGGCGACCTCCCCCGGACGCAGTGGTCGGACGCGATGCCCGGGCCGGACAACCTGGTCGCGGACCCGAACTTCCTCGACACGGCGTGGCTGACGCTCGTCCGCACGACCGCCAGCAAGCGGGTCCAGTTCGCGCTCGACGGCGCCAACGGCTCCCCCAGCGGGCCCGGCTACTACCTCGCCAGGATGTCCCCGACCGCCACCCTGCCGTCCGAGCTCGTGCTCGCCAACGGCGAGATCCCGGCGAGCCAGACGATGACGGCCGCCGGCGACTTCACCTTTCCCCTCGCCCCGGGCAAGTCCTACCGCGTAGGCATGTGGATCAAGGGCACCGGGACGTTCACCCAGCGGCTCGCGGTGTACGTGGACCACATCACCGTGATGGGCACCGCCCTCGTCCCGGTCGCCCTCGGCGCGACGATCATCCCGGCGGCCGCCTGGACCTGGTACGAGTGGGACTACACCGCGCCGGTCGACGCGGTCGCGGGCGTGCTGCGTGTCGTCCTGCCGGCCCAGGAGGCCCTGGCCTTCGTCGCCCGGCCGTCGGTCGTGCTGGCCCCCGTGGGGATGGCGAGCGTCCCGTGGACGTCCCTGAACTCGGGCCCCGACAACCTGATCGCCGACCCCACCTTCACCTCGGCCGACCTCCGCGCCGTCAGGCTCCTCGGGGCCAGCGCCGGCGTGAGCTTCGCCCTGAACGACACGACGAACGGCAGCGCGAGCGGGCCGGGCTACAACCTCCTCAAGCTCGACAGCAGCGGCGGCAAGCTCACCTCGGCGACCCTCAAGAACGGCCGGAACTACGTCGACGGCAGCGTGCTCGGCGGCGGCTCCGCGGGCTTCCCGCTCATCCCCGGCGAGTCGTACCGCCTCGGCATGTGGGTCAAGGCGACCGGGACCATCGACGACGGCATCACCGTCGGCATCCAGCACGTCACCAGCTGGTCGACCACGAGCGCCACCTGGCAGGACATCGTCACCCGCCTCGTGCCGACGAACGCCTGGACCTGGCGCGAGTGGGTCTTCACGTGCCCGCAGAACACGGTCGGCGGCTACGTCTACCTCGGCGGCAACACGGGCGAGGGTGCGGTCTACGTCGCGCGCCCCTCGCTCGTGCACCTCACAAACCCGGGGCCGAAGCTCTTCCCGATCCGCTACACCGGGTCGGCCTGGGAGTACGCGAGCCTCGCCGCGGCTCAGGCGGCCGGCCTCGCGGCGACCGACGTGGCGCTGTTCCTCGCACCCGACGGCGTGGCGGCCCCCGCGTGGAAGCGCACGGGCGACGTCGTGATCGCCTACGGCTCGACGGTCTCCCAGGCGAACGCGCCCGAGGAGATCGGCTCGATCAAGCCGTGGCCGACCCTGAACCTCCCCGCGCGGATGGCCGACACGTGGATGCTCATGGACGGCCGCGCGATCAGCCGGACCACGTACGCCGAGCTCTTCGCGATGATCGGCACGACCTTCGGCGCCGGCGACGGCAGCACGACCTTCAACCTCCCGAGCGCGAAGGGTCGGGTCATCGTCGGCCTCGCCGCGACGAACCCCTTCGCGGCCTCCATCGGCCAGTACGGCGGCGAGTACCAGCACACGATGACGATCGAGGAGCTCGTCGGCCACGCGCACGCCGCGTTCTCCGGCCAGTTCGTGCTCTACGACGGCGGGACGACGGGCGCGGCGTCGGGCACCAGCGGGGGCTCGAAGCTCTTCGTGAACGGGGCGACGGCGTCCGCCGGCGGCGGCCAGGCCTTCAACATCATGCAGCCCTACGTGGTCATGCCGTGGATCATCAAGGTCGCCCGCTCGGCCGCGGAGGCCGTGCCGGCGCCGGGTCACGTCCACAACTCGCTGGAGATCGTGGACTTCTCCTCGCGCGTCGACTCGCTCGTGCCGGTCACCTCGCGCGTCCACTACCTCCCGGCGGACCAGACGACGTTCACGAGCGCCTCGCCGCCCTCCGCCTACGGCGACGGCAGCACCGTCTTCTCGGTCGAGGGCACAGGGTCGTGGCCGGCGCCCTACGCGATCGTCGAGACGATCCGCACCGGCATCGGGCGGTGCATCCAGCGGCTCACGGCCCACGACGGCACGTCCTACCAGCGCAGCGCCAACGGCAACGGCACCGACACCTGGAACGCGTGGACCGGCGCTGGGGGCGGCGTCGCCGTCCCCTACAGCGTCACGAGCGCGATCAGCGCCGCCGCCGGCGACCTCGTCCGCGTCGGCCGGCAGGTCACGGCGACGCTCCAGTTCACGTTCCAGTCGAACCCCGGCGCCTACGCGACCTTCGCGTCGATCGCGGTCGCCGACGCCCCGAGGAAGGTGGGCTCCGGCTGGGGGGTCGCCCACGGCGTCGTGCGCAACGAGACCCGCGGCGGCATCGGGTACGCGCGCGTGGTCAACAACGGCTCGGCCGCGGGCCTGATGTTCTCCGACGGCGGCCTCCCGGGGATCGTCGCTGGCGACGTCGTGGCGTTCTCGGCGACCTGGGTGACGGGCTGACCGATGGCGAGCCAGGTCGATTCCAAGGTGACGGTGGACGGGCAGGGCGCCGCGGCCGCCGGAGCGAAGGTCCAGGTCGTGCTCGACGTCGCGGTGCTCGGCACCGCACGCCTGGGCATGTGCGTGCTCGGCTGAGAGGGAGAGGACATGCCCGTACCCCAGGGCGCGACCACCGACGTCATCACGGCTGACGTCTGGAACCGCCTCGTCGCGGCCGCCAACCAGGTGCAGCTCTTCCAGGTCGGCGCCAACCCCTACACCGACCTCTCGCTGCCCGGCGACTACCCCCAGGGCGTGACCGCCTTCAGCATCGAGGACGCGACGGGGTCGACCTGGCCTACGAGCTGGGCAGTCGTCGAGACCGTGCGCGTCAACACCACGCGGTGCCTGCAGCGGGCCACGAACAACCTCGGGTACGTCTACCAGCGGGTGGCGAACGGCGTCACGAACGCATGGTCGGCGTGGTCCCTCGTCGCCGGCCCCTGCGCCACCGCGGTACCCACGGCCGGCACCGGCTGGACCCAGATCCCCGGCCTGGCCGACCTGCAGTGCGTCCGCGACGAGAACCTCATGGTCACCGTGCAGGGCATGGTGCGCCGGACCGGCGCGTCGATCACCGGCGGGTCGACGGGCACGATCATCAGCCTGCCTGCGGGCTTCCGGCCGACGAAGGCCATCTACGCGAGCCAGGCGCGTGACGGCGGCGCGGCGAACATGATCTTCGACAACACGGGCAACGTCAGCGCGGAGATCGCAGGCACCTGGAACAAGGACATCTCGTACGTGTCCTTCCACCTGACCTTCAAGGCCGCGGCAGTCAGCTAGCGAGCGCGTCAGCCCGTCGGGGCTTGCGGCCGCGATCGGACTGCCACAGGCGCTCCATCCAGCTGTCCGAGCGCCCCACACGCGCCGCGGCGCTCCAGGGGTCCATGCCGTGGTCGACGAGGAACCAGTACTCCTCGCGCACCGCCTCGGTGTCCATCGCATCCTCGTCGGCCAGGATCCCGGTCTCGCCGTCCCAGAGCGGGTCGTCGAAGAAGAAGTCCCGGTCGAAGGCCTCGGGCGGCAGCCAGCCGGCGGACCGCGCGACTGCCGCCGCGTGTCTCTGTGGTCCTGGCGTCAGCGCGTGCTCGCGGACGACGTCCATGAGCCGCAGCGCGTACTCCATCGTGACCTTCGAGCGCCCGTAGCAGTTGGCGTCCCCGTGCATGAAGCGGCGCATCATCGCGTGGCCGTAGCCCATGACGGCCATCGCCTGGAACCGGCGCCGGCTCCCACCTACGGGTGCGAACCGCGCCGCGTTCTCCAGGTGAGGCAGCTCGCGGAGCTTCTGCATCGTCACGGGCGCGACGTACTCGCCCCGACCGTGCTGGATCTTCCAGAGCTGGCTCGTGCTGATCCCCGCGGCCGTCGCCACCGCCTTCATCGAGAGGTTGTGCAGCGCGGCCTGCTTGTGGAGCACGACCGCCGCCTCCTGGACGGGCGTGCGCCACTTCCAGTCCGGGTTCGCATGGCGGCGGAGCTCGTGCTCCTGCGCGCGCCGGTAGCGCGTCCTCCCGTCGGCACCCACGCCTGGCCTTGGCACTCGCGCACTCCTCTCTCGATGCTGCGACGGAGAGGTTGACCTGCGGAGACGCTCGCCGTCCAGGCAGGGCGATTCCTGCCAGCGCACGTTTCGTCGCGTACCGGGAGGGCGCCCGCGGCGGCCTCAGGATCTCCCTGCGGCTGTAGTGGCCGCGGCTCCCTCGTGGATGACCCGGGACGGCAACGCCGGGTGGGCTAAGGACTGGACACGGACACCTGTCTCCGACGGAGGCGTCGGCAGGGAACGGGCTCGGTCGCTCTCTCCGGACCACCGTGGCGTCGCCGCGGGGGGAAGGGGGGGCGTACCCAGAAGCCGTTTCCTGCTCCTCAAGAGGCGCCGTAGTCCTCCTTCCTGAACGTGCTCTAGCAGGAAGTGCACGGAGTTGATCCGCGCGAGGCGCGAGGTCGATGCTCCCGAACACACGTTCGATTGGAGAGGACAGCGCATGGTCAAGGCCCAGGTCGTCAGCGGCGGAGGTCGCGCATGGAGCACCGCCCCGCGGAAGGTCGCAGCGCCGCCGGCCGCGCCGACCGAGGAGCAGGCGGCCGCGATCGAGGCGTTCGGCGACGGGCACAACATGGTGCTGGAGGCCCTCGCCGGCACGGGGAAGACGACGACCCTCCGCCAGCTCGCGCACAGCACGAACATGCGCGGGCTCTACCTCGCCTACAACCGGTCGACGGCCGACGAAGCGCAGGGCATGTTCCCGTCCAGCACGCGCTGCTCGACGATCCACTCCCTCGCGTACCGCGCGGTCGTCGACGACGTCATGCGCGAGCGGCTGAACGCCCCGCGGCAGACCAGCGCGGACGTGGCGAAGATCATCGGGGCGCCGGCCGGGTTCAAGCTCGACGGTGGCCGCGGCCGCCTCCTCGGGTCCAGCCAGCTGGCCAGGCTCGCCCTGGAGACGGTCACCGCCTTCTGCTACTCGGACGACCAGGAGATCGGCCCGCAGCACGTGCCCGCCCAGACGGGGGTCGACGCCCCCGCCGAGGTGCGCGCGCTCGCGGCCGTCGTGGTGCCGCTGGCGAAGTCGGCCTGGTGGGACCTGCGCTCCCCCGACGGCGCGGTGCGGTTCCAGCACGACCACTACATGAAGCTCTACGCGCTGCGCGAGCCCCAGCTCGCCGCCGACTTCGTCCTCGTGGACGAGGCACAGGACAGCAACGACGTCGTCGTCGGCCTGGTCAACCGCCAGCGCGACTGCCAGGTGGTGGCTGTCGGCGACCGGCGCCAGCAGCTGTACGAGTGGCGCGGCTCGGTCGACGCGATGGACGCCTTCCACCCCGAGACGCGGCTCTACCTGACCCAGTCGTTCCGCTTCGGCCCAGCGATCGCCGAGCGCGCCAACCGCTGGCTGATCGCGCTCGGCGCCGACGTGCTGCTGCGCGGTACCCGCTCCATCCAGTCGGTCGTGGGGCCGATGGCGAAGCCCGCGGCGGTCCTGTGCCGGACGAACGCCGAGGTCATCCAGCGCGTCATGGACGCCCAGCTGGCCGGCACGCCGGTCGCGATCGCGGGCGGGGGGCGTGACGTGCGCGCGCTCGCCGAGGCCGCGGAGCAGCTGAAGGACGTGGGCCGCACGTGGCACCCCGAGCTGTGCATGTTCACCAGCTGGGGCGAGGTGCAGGACTACGTCGAGGAGGGCGGCGGCCAGGACCTGAAGACGCTCGTCCGCCTCGTCGATCGGCACGGCGCGCGCGCGATCGTGCGGGCCATCGACCGCTGCGTGCCCGAGGCGACCGCTCGCCTGGTGGTGAGCACGGTGCACAAGGCCAAGGGGCGCGAGTGGGGCACCGTCCTCATCGCCGACGACTTCGAGGGGCCCGGCGAGGAGGCGGACGGCTCCGCGAAGTCGCTCGTCGCCGCCGAGGCGATGACCGCGTACGTCGCCGTGACGCGCGCTCGGTTCGGGCTCGACGACTCCAGCCTGTCGTGGCTCGATGCGCACCTGGACGCCGAGTGAGCGGGTACCGCGTCAACGACCGGCGCCGGCGCCCCGAGATCCCGGCAAGCATCCCGAACCCCGTCAAGGCCAAGCTCGCCGAGGCACGGGCGGAGGGCAGCAGGGCTGTCGCGACCGTCCGGGTCCAGGAGTTCGCCAACCGCCAGGAGATCGCCAGCAGGTGGCCCGCGGCGCCGGACCTCGGAGCCAACCTCACCTACGAGGCCCGGGTCGCCCCGGTGCTCGCCGACGCCAAGGCCCGCGAGTCCGGGCTCGTGCTCGCCGGTCAGAACGTCGTCGTGATGCGGAACCGCCCAGGGATCGGGTCGCCGTACGGTGGGTGGGAGTCCGCGCTGTACGGCGTCCGACCCATCACCGTCTGGGCCGACGAGGCGACCCTCGACGGCATGGACGAGGACGACTGGCGCTGGGTGCTCGCCCAGGACGCGGAGCGGGTCATCCCCGCCACGGTGACCTCACACGTCCGGGCCCTCGCCTGGTACGAGGGCCTCCTGAACCGCGGGCAGGCACTCCCCGTCCTGCAGCGCTGGGGACGGGCGATCGACGCCGTGGAGGAAGGCATCGAGCTGGTGACCTCGCTCGCCGGATCCGGGTCCGCCTTCTACCCCGAGGCGCCGGGGGTCCTCGACCTGACCGCCCAGGCTGCCGTCGCCAGCCGGAGCCGCGCGGTCATGAGGGGCTGGCTGACGCAGGCAAGAACCGTTGCAGATGCTGCAAAGGCATCGCGCGCGAAGGCCCGGGCCGACTGGCTGGCCTACGCCACCGAGAAGGCGGCCGAGGAAGCCGAGCCCTCCTGGCCGGCGCGAACCGCGGCCACCGACGCCGCCGCACCAGCCGGCGGCGGTGTCTTCTTGCCGGGGGGCAGCATGGTCGCGGACATCCAGAGGACCGTCGGCCTGCGGGGGTTCTCCCCCTCGCATGTCCTCTACGACGAGGCGTGACGTGCGCTTCCTGCGCTAGCAGCAATCGTCACGTACGAACATCTGTTCGATGCCCGGCCGACACTGGAAGGCGTGGGAGGACCGGGCAGCGGCCGCCGTAAGGCCGCGGAGACGATCGAGCGGGAGATCGCTGCTCACGCCGCGAGTCAGCCGCAGGCGGAGGCCACCGGCACGCCCGCGATGCCCGAGCTCCGCGAAGTGACCCAGCCCACGGGCTCCATCCTCAAGGTCCAGGGCCCGGACGAGGAGCGCTTCTACAACGACGCGCGCGCCAAGTACCTGGAGCAGAACCACTTCGACGCCGTCACCGACCTCGCGGACCTCGACGCGCTGCTCATGCACGAGCTCCTCGACTTCCGCTACTCCACCCAGCTCGCGTCGGGGAAGTCGTACGACGGCCTCTTCCTCTCCTTCAGGGCCGAGGAGCAGCTGCGGCAGAACAAGCTGGCCGAGGCGAAGGTCATCGGAGAGCTGAAGAAGCAGCTCGGCCTGACGCGGGCGTCTCGTGACGCTGCGCAGGGCTCGACGGCCGACTACATCCGCGACCTCATGCGGCGGGCCAAGGAGTTCGGGGTCTACCGGGACGAGCAGATCATGCGCGCCGTGGTCCTCGCGAACGAGCTCAAGAGCATCGTCGAGACCTTCGACCGCTCCAACGACACGGAGAAGCGCGTCGTCGGCATCGAGTCCGAGTCCGACATCGTCGACTGGGTCCGGCAGATGTTCATCCCGGCGTTCGACAGCATCGACCAGCAGTTCCGGGCGAACCAGCGGCTGTGGGTCGGGACCCTGTGACCCTCCCGTCGGCGGCGGACTGGCGGCAGCACTTCACGGACGTGCCCCCGGCCTTCTACCGGCTCCTCGGCGAGCTCCTGCAGGAGGTCCAGGCCGAGCGAGAGCGCGAGCAGGGCGTGGAGCGGCGCGGCCGGCGCCCCGCACTGGCCTCCGGCTCGATGCAGGACGTCGCCGACCTCGTCTACCCGCGGCGTTCGTCTCTGCCCTTCGCCGAAGCCCTGCGCGCCGCGACCCGCCAGACGCCGTCGACGATCGCACGCCTCGCCTCGATGAACCCCGGCACCCTCCACGGGCTCATGAACGGCTCGCGCCAGCTCAACATGGCGGTCCTGCAGGACATCGCACGAGCCATCCACGTCGACCCCGCGTACTTCCACGAGTACCGCGTCCTCGCGATCCACGAGGCCATCGACTCCCTGCTGACGCCGGAGCGCTCTGCGCGCGCGTACGCGGCCATCGAGCCCACCTACAACGCCGCCCGGCCGGAGCCGAAGAACGCGGCCGGGTTCACGACGACCGCCCGGCCGGGCACGAATACCTTTGCCAATCCTGCAAAGCGAGTCGAGGGCTCTCGGGCATGACCGCCCTTGCACGCCTGACCGAGGAAGAGGCCTACCTCGCCGCGATCCTCATGGACCCGACCGGTGTCGACATCGCCGAGTTCCTCTGGGAGGACACGGAGGCATCGCCCGACGGCTGCTACCGCCTCTGGCCCTTCCAGTGGCCCTGGTCGCACTCCGGCGAGCAGTACGAGATCGACGCGATGGCCCGCCAGCTGGGCAAGTCGTTCTCCGTCGTCTGGAAGGCGATGGGCTTCGTCTTCCAGCAGCCCGGCCAGGAGATGCTCGTCACGGCGCCCGAGCTCAACCACCTGGAACTGCTCACCTCGAAGATCGAGGACGCCTTCAACCGCTACCGCCTGCTCGACGAGATGCGACCGCGCACCGCCGCGCGCGGCATCAAGAAGCAGCCGCACTGGACCATGAAGTGCCAGAACGGCGCCACCATCATGACCCGCCTGCCGAACCGGGACGGCCGCGGCGTCAAGGGCACCCACCCGGTCGTGATCGAGCTCGACGAGGTCCAGGACTACCCCACCGCCGGCTACACCGAGCTCATCGAGACGATCAAGACCACGGCCGCCGGCATGACCTGGCGCGTGCACGGGGTCTCGAAGGGCGTCGGCCGCGACCTCCACTACACGCTCACGCAGGGCAAGAACGAGGGCCACCGCTTCTACGTCCACCACTACATCGCCGCCCACCGGCCGGGCTGGACCGACGAGGAGCGGCAGACCAAGATCGCGCAGTACGGCGGCGACGAGTCGCACCCGGACTACCAGCGCAACGTCCTCGGCCTGCCCAGCGACGCCGGCTCGACCCTCTTCGTCACCGCTCGCCTCCTCGCGTGCGTGCGCATCCGCGAGAGCGAGTGGGCCATCGAGTACAACGACGACGTCTACGCGCGCATCAAGGTCAACGACGCCCTCGTCGAGCGCGTCGGCGCGATCGAGTCGCTCATCGACCTGCCGATCTGCCACCTGCGCGAGGAGTACCGGACCTACTGGGCTGGCGCCGACATCGGCTTCACGAACGACCCCACCGAGATCCTCGTCTTCGGGTCGCTCAAGGACGGCACGGACCGCCTCCTCGCGCGCATCCGACTGGAGCGCATCTCCGCGCAGGACCAGGTCCGGGTCATCAAGCACGTCTTCGAGTTCTACGGTCTGCGGCTGCAGCGCTTCGGGATGGACCGGACCGGCAACGGCCTGCCGCTGATGCAGTTCCTCAAGGACGACCGCGCGATCGCCGAGCGCATCGTCGGCTACAACTTCGCCGAGAAGCGCCCCGTGGAGTTCCAGGATCGCGAGCCGCGCCAGGGCGAGAAGCCCGAGGACATGGTCATCGTGCGGAACGTCAAGGACTACGCCACCGACGAGCTCCGCAAGATGGTCGACGCGAAGAAGCTGGAGCTGCCGTTCGACGACGAGCTGCTCAAGGAGTGGCAGGGCCAGACCGCCTACATCGTCAGGACCTCGAAGGACGACGACGGGGTCAAGCGCTCCTACGGCGGCGGCGCCTGCCACACCCTGGACGGCGCTCGGATGTACGCCGCGGCCAAGACACTGATGGCCATCGAGAAGCTGCTGGAGAAGCCCGCGAAGGCCGCACCGGTGCTCGATCGCTTCTTCTAGGCGTTCGTTCGGCTTCGTCTCGGTTCGATTGACGAGTACGTGCCGACCGCCACCGTCCAGCCCGGATCCCCGTTCCGCTCGCCCGCGCCCGCCGTCCCGGCCGCCCAGACCGCCTGCGGCTCGTGCGGCGCCGTCTTCACGATGGGCCAGGCGCACATCTGCGCGCCCCGGATGACCAACGCCGGCATGGCCGCCATGCGCCAGGGCCTCGGGACCCGCGAGGAGATCCAGGGCGAGCTCGACGAGATCGCCGCCGCGATGCGGGGCTTCTACCTCAAGGCGCCGGACCAGGTGCTCCGTGAGTGCTCCGCCTACTCGGCGCGGCTGACCGAGCTCTACGTCCTCCTGCACCGCGCCGAGGGCCTGGACCGGCAGTACACCCGCCTCCGCACCCAGCAGGTCCAGGTCTTCCTGGACGAGATGCGCGAGCAGTGGAAGACCGCGAGCCGGCTCATCGAGGTCCAGCGACAGGACCTCCTGCTCCTGGGGGGTCAGGCGTGACGAGCATCGACACCGGCTGGGTCGGCGCCAGCGCCGTCAACCTCACCGACCTGCCCGACGAGGTCATCCTCCCGAGCGTCCGCGAGACCGCCCAGTACCTCCAGAACTGGGTGCGCGAGACCCGCGCCCAGAAGGCGAAGCCCGGGTCGCTCTTCGACCGCACCAAGTTCACGGCACCCAAGGGGCCGTACGAGGAGATGGAGGTCGCCCGGACGGCGGTCCGCGACGACGACGTGGTCTCGGCGGCCGCGGACGTCACCGAGGGCCTGATCCTCCAGGGCACGGCGTGGGGCTCGTCGAGCGAGAAGGCCGCCGACGTCATGAACCAGGTCTCCGCCGGGCTGGACCTCGACGGGTACCTCCGCGCCGCGTACCGCGAGCAGTTCACGTACTCGCAGGTCGTGTCCGCCGTCTGGTGGGGCAGGCGCGACTTCGTCCCGCGCGTCCGGACGACCTCCGACACTCCGAACGCGGACGGCTCGAAGCGCACCTACCCGCAGCGGAAGGCCATCACCCTCAACGTGCCCACCCGCATCGTCACGCTGGACCCCCGCAAGGTCGTGCCGATCGGGGACACGATCTTCGGCGAGCAGCGCCTGGCGTGGCACGCGACGGCCGGCATGATGTCCGCCTGGACCGCGATGGAGGATCACCCCATCGCGAGCTACGACGCGACGATGGCCGCCCTCTTCCTGGGGCCGTACACGCCGTCCGACGACGAGGCCATGCGCCTGTCGGAGTGGGGCGTCGACCCCAAGCGCCTCATCGAGTTCCGGCCGGGCGCCGTGTGGCGGCACACCCGCACGAAGCCCGACTACGAGCCCTTCCCCGACCTGCGGATGCGCTCGGTCTTCCGCCTGCTCGACCTCAAGCAGCAGCTCCTGGAGTCCGACCGCGTCATGCTCGTCGGCGCCGCCAACTACATCCTCCTGGTGAAGAAGGGCTCCGACGCCCAGCCGGCGTCCCAGCCCGAGGTGGACAACCTCAAGGAGGGCTTCCAGGTCATCGCCAAGCTCCCGGTGATCGTCTCGGACCACCGGCTGAGCATCGAGATCATCTCGCCGAAGCTCGACGCCACCCTCATCGCGGACAAGTACGACCTGCTCGACTCGCGCATCCTCGCGCGGCTCTTCGGCGCGCCGACCGTCAACAGCGGCGCCCGCGGCGACCAGACGGCCGGCACGACGACCCGCATGATGCAGCGCCACCTGGAGACCCAGCGGCACATGCTCCGGCGCACCGTCGAGGAGCGGATCCGCGACGCGATCTGGGAGCACCCGGGGAACGCCGAGGCCCTGCGCCAGTTCAAGCCGGACGAGAAGCCGAGCCTCTTCTTCACGCCGCGCAACGTCCAGCTAGACAACGACAGCCAGGTCATCGCCTCGATCATGGCCGCCCGGCAGAGCCGCGACCTCTCGCGCGAGTCGTTCCTGGAGACGCTCGGCTTCGACCAGGACGTCGAGGCGCAGCGGATGAAGCGCGAGGCCGACCTCTACGACGACATCTTCCAGACCCAGGTGCCTTTCAGCGCTGACGGTGGCGATGGGAACCAGGGGGCGGGCGACAAGCCGAGCGAGCCGAGTCAGGTCTCGGGGGCCCGCGGCGGCCGGCCGGCAGGGGGCGGCCAGTCGCCGCAGTCGGCCAAGGGCCAGGTGAAGCGCCGCACCGCGAGCGGGGCGCCATCGACGGGAGGTGCGAAGTGACCACGGCCGAGATCAGGGACCGCCTGAACCCGCGGCTCCCCGGGCGCCGGATCCTCCGCGCGGTTCCTGCGCCCGCAGGTTCCGTCACGAGCGCGCCGGCCTTCGTCGTCGAGGACCCGGACTCGAACCGGGTCGTGCTCGCCCAGCCGATCGAGACCGCCGCCTTCACGGCTGACGACTTCCTGCTCAAGTTCCGCGGCCGCCTCGTGCGCGCCGAGCAGGCGAACCGCAACGGCGCCTTCTGGTCCTCGAAGGACCTGGAGTTCGGCCTGCCGTCGGTCGCTCACGGCCCGCTCAACTGGGGTCACGACGTCGCGACGATCGTCGGCACCCTCGTCGACCCGAAGCTCGTGAAGGCCGAGCACGCCGCGGCGGGCGCGGGCACGCACATCCAGACCGGCGCCGTCATGTGGGCCTACCTCTACCCGGAGCGCGCGCGCGTCCTGCGCCAGCACATCGACTCCGGCACCGCGTGGCTCTCGATGGAGTGCGTCTCGAACGAGGTCGCGTGCGTGGGCCCGAACGGGTGCGGCGCCGTCATGCCCTACGCGGACGCGCAGATGCGCACTGGAAAGGCGTGCCAGCACATCAAGGAGCGCGCCTCGCACCGACGCTTCGTGAACCCGATCTTCCAGGGCGCCGGCGTCATCGTGCCGCCCCAGGCGCCCGGCTGGGCGGACGCGCACATCACCGGCGTCGCCGAGGCGGAGGGGCTGGCCGAGGCCGCCTCCCTGCAGGTGCCCGGGCTGAGCGACGCGGACGTCGTCGGGATGGTGGCTTCGATCCTGGAGTGGTCGAAGAACAAGGCCGCGAGCTGACCACAAGCCAGCCCGCGGCTCGCTTCGAGGAAAGGGGCCGCTCGTGACCCTCCGGAACCGCATCGACGACGAGCGCAGCAAGGGGGGCGGCTGCCTCCTCGCGCAGAGCAGGGCGCGCCTCCCGGAGGACGAGCGCACCGCCTTCGACGAGCTCATCGGCGCGAAGGTCGGGGGCGAGTACGAGTTCTCGGCCCGCCGCGCCGTCGCCATCCTGGCGGAGTCGGGAGTCAAGGTCGGCACCACGCTGGTCCTCACCCACCGCCGCGGCGAGTGCAGGTGCTCGCGATGAGCCTCAAGGAGAGCATCGCGCAGGAGCGCGCGTCCCGGACGCCCGGCGAGATCGTCAGCAAGGTCGCCGACCTGCTGGAGCGCTCCGGCATCGACATCGAGGACGTCGGCCGCATCCACAAGGTCGAGCTCGGCGAGTACCAGGCCATCACCAAGGACGACAAGGGCGTGGCCCACACCCACGACCTGGAGCGCGCCTCGCTCGTGCTCACGCCGAAGTGGGCGGACGGCCCGGCATGGCCCGTCGTCCAGCCCGCGCCGCAGGCGGTCATCCGCGGCCGGAAGCCTCCCCGCCGCTCCCCCGCGCTCATCCGCAAGTGGGGCACCGGCATCCTCCTGCCGGACCCCCAGATCGGCTTCCGGCTCATCGACGAGGTGCTCGACCCGTTCCACGACGACGGCGCGATGGACGTCGCGCTCCAGGTCGCCGCAGCCCACGAGCACGAATGCGGCGTCGACAAGATGATCAACCTGGGCGACTACCTCGACCTCGCGACCATGTCGCGGTTCATCCAGGAGGCCGCGTTCGCCCAGACGATGCAGCCGGCCGTCGACCGCGGCTACCGCTTCATGGCCGAGCAGCGCGCGACGGCGCCGAACGCCGACCTCGTCCTGATCGAGGGCAACCACGACCGGCGCCTGCAGAACTTCATCACGACCAACGCGCTCGCGGCGTTCGGCCTCAAGCAGGCGCAGCGCCCCAAGAGCTGGCCCGTCCTCTCGCTGCCTCACCTGCTGCGCCTCGACGAGATGGACGTCACGTACATCGATGCCTGGCCCGCCGGCGAGTACTGGGTCAACCAGAACCTCCGGTGCATCCACGGCAACAAGGTCCGCTCGTCCGGGTCGACAGCCAACGCGGTCGTCAAGGACAACCCGGCGATCTCCACGGTCATGGGCCACATCCACCGGATCGAGACGCACTACAAGACGATCGGCACCCGCAACGGGCCGCTCCGGACCGCCGCGATCTCCCCCGGGTGCCTGTGCCGCGTGGACGGGGCGGTCCCGAGCGTCAACGGCTCGACCGGTCTCGACGGGCAGCCGGCGGTCCACTGGGAGGACTGGCAGCAGGGCGTCGGGGTCGTCAAGTACACCGACGACCGCTTCTTCGTGACCGTCCACCAGATCGTCGACGGGGCCACCGTCGTGGGCGGGCAGGAGTTCAAGGCCTTCGCCGCCTAGCCACCCCCGAGGGGCGTTCTCCAGGTCTCTGACCTGCGAGGACGCCCCTCTTGCTGTCTCTGGGGCATTCCTGCGGGCGCACGATTCGGCGTTCCTCCGCAAGCCCGTCGAGTACCTCCCGCGAGGCCCGCGCAAGCCAGGCCTGACTTCGAGCGAGGAGGAGGACGGCTCATGGCACGTGAGCTCGCACTTCCGCGGGAGACCGCGGAGGACGCAACCGTCCCGCGTGAGGTGGCAGCCGAGGAGCGCACCTTCACGGAGGGCGAGACCTACGCACTGGTGGCGGACAACGTCGCCCGTGAGACGGCGTCGCTGCAGGCGGAGAAGGCCGGCCTGGAGACCCAGGTCGCCACGCTGACCGCGGAGAAGGCCGAGCTGCAGAACCGGCTCGACACCGAGACCGCCCGGGCGGAGAAGGCCGAGCAGGACTTCGAGGCGTACAAGGCGGACGAGGTCCGCAAGGCCGAGCTCGCCGAGCTGGCCGGGACGCGCACGAAGGCGGTGCGCGAGGTGGCCAAGCACCTGAAGGACGACTTCTTCACGCCCGAGCGCGCCGAGCGCTGGGCCGCGATGGACCAGGCGGACTTCGACACCTACCTCGCCGAGATGGCCGCCGCCTCCGCCGGCGCCGGCGAGCCCAAGCCGGGTGCGGAGACCGCCGCGCTCGACAGCACCGCGATGTCCGGCGAGCAGCCCGCTGCTCCCAAGGGCGGCGCGGCGTTCTTCGACTTCCTCGGAAGGGGGAACTGACGTGTCCGACTACGGCAAGAACTTCGGCTTCCGGCGCTCGGAGCCGGCGGTTCGGGAGGGCCGGCTCAAGGTCCCCGCGAGCGGCACCTACCTGCAGGGCGAGCTGGTCACCTACAACCCGGCCAAGCCCGGCGAGCTCACGCACGCCGCGGCCGGCGCCGCGGTCCAGGCCGGCTTCACCGGCCTCCTGATCCAGGAGGAGGGCTGGGACGTCTCGGCGTTCGGCCCGCCCGTCGTGGACAGCAACTCCAAGGGCAAGGCGCTCAACGCCAAGCCCGGCGTCATCACGACCGGCGCCGGCCTGAAGGTCTGGCTGCGCAACACGGCCACGGACACGCACTTCGACGGCCGGGTCATCCCCGCCGTCACGCGCGTGGACCTCACCGGCGTGACGGCCATCGGCGACGAGCTCCAGTGGGACGGCGCCAAGTACGTGAAGAAGAGCACCGGCGCCGCCGTGCTCAAGGTCACCGCGATCGACGTGGCCGGCGGCTACGTCGAGGCGGTCCTGGTCGGCTGACGAGAGAGGAGATGACGATGCGCAAGACCAACGTGCTCTCCCAGCTCATGGCGAGCGCCCCGCGGCGCGAGTTCGCCTCGGTCGAGCAGGAGCGGGCCTACAAGACGGCCGCCGACGCGCTGAACGCCGACGCCCAGGCCAGGTGGGGCGACCCGACGTGGCACCGCGAGCAGGCCGCCCTGATCGCGGAGCGCCTGGAGTGGGGCTTCCAGAACGACAACATCCTCGGGTCGTACTTCCCGACGCAGTCGGTCGGGCAGTTCGACAAGGTGGTGCTGGAGGAGCTCCGCGGCCTCAAGGTCTTCTGGACCGCCCGCAACGGCCAGATCGACGAGAGCCAGATGTCGACCGACCGCTTCGAGCTGCCGCGCGAGACGCTCGGCTGGCACGTCTCGGAGTTCGAGGACAACTGGCAGGCCGACTACGCCGCGACGGTCGAGAAGCTGGTGGCGTACGCCCGCCTGCGCGAGACCGCCGAGGTCAACCGCCGCATCTTCTCGGTGCTGCAGGAGGCCATCCCGTCGTCCTCGCCGTACTTCGAGGACGCGAGCTCGGCCGGCCTCAAGCCGGAGGTGCTCAACCCGCTCCTCTCGGAGGTCGCGGACATCGCCCCGCCGAGCAACGGCTCCCTGTCGATGCCCCTGGCGATCGTCGGCCGTGCGGCCGCGATCGACCAGATCTCGGACTTCACCAACTTCGCCCCCGAGGCGCAGGAGGAGATCCGCAAGAAGGGTCGGCTGGGCGTCTACCGCGGCGCGAACATCGTCCGGATCACCAACTGGACGGACGAGGACGGCAAGCCGTACATCCCCGAGGACGAGGTCTTCGTGATGGGCGGCGACCTGGGTCGGTTCGTGAGCTACGGCGACGCGAAGTTCCGGACGTGGTCCGAGGACGCGACCGACCACTTCCACGCCCGCTCGCGGCGCGACATCGGCCTCGCGATCTACCGGCCGCAGTTCGCGCGCCGCATCAAGGTCGCCTGACCGAGCACGGCAAGGCGGAAGGCCCCTGGGGACATACCCGGGGGCCTTCCCCTTTCTGCGGTAGCAGGAATCGGCGCGTCCCGGCGGTCGAGGGGAACACGTGTTCGATGGACACGTGGCCACCCACTCCGGAGGAGACAGATGAGCGAGACCCCGCAGTACGAGACCTGGGAGAAGACCACCGCCGGCGGCGTGTGGATCCAGAACGTCGACCCCGTGCGGAACACCGAGACCCCGAAGCGCGTCCGCGGCAAGTCCGGCTACCGGTTCCGCATCCCCACCCGCGACCGCGAGGCCACGAGCGCGCGCTTCTACGAGGCCGAGCGCGACCCGTTCCGCAACGGCACGCTCGTGCGCGTCGACATGGACCCCGAGGCCGTCATCGAGGCGATCCCCGGCTACGACGCCGACCAGGCCCTCACCGACGAGGCGCTGGTCGCGATCTTCGCCAAGAACGGCAACGCCTTCCAGTCGGCGGTCAAGAAGCTCAACGAGCGCAACTGCCGGCGGCTCGCCGACCTCGCGGCGGCCAACCCGGAGACCGTGCGGGCCGCCCAGGTGACCTTCCTGAGCTCGTACATCGTCGAGAACTACCGCGTCGGCGGCGCCCCCACGGACCCCGACGACTGACCCTGGCGTTCACGTCGGTGGCGGGCGCTTGGCTCCCTGGTCGCGCCCGCCACAACGAAGGCCGGAGAGCCGGCTGATTACCGGCTGAGACCCGACCTGCGCCCTCCCTGCAGAGCCCCCGCCGCCCCTCGCTACCGGGCCGCGGGGGCTCTGCGCTGTCCGCTGTCGAGTGATGGGGCCATGACCGACCTCGCAGACCTCCGGGATGCCTACAAGCGCGAGGTGTCCCTCCCGGGAGCCTTCGCCGCCGACTTCCCCACGATCAGCGACACCCAGATCGCGGCCGCGCTCGGGGACGCCTTCGGCGAGGCCCAGATCGACGGCTTCTTCTCCACGATGGCCCTGGACACCGACGACTGGAGCATCACCCCGGACCTCAGCACCGCCGGCGCCGCCCTCGTGGTGATGTACGCCGGGATGCGGGTGCTGCGCCAGGAGATCAAGCGACTGGCCGCCTCAGCGGAGTACAAGGCCGGCCCCGTGCAGTACAAGACCGGCGCCTCGCCGCAGGTCCTGACCGAGCTCCTCAAGCAGCTGGACGCGCGGCGCAAGGAGATCATCAAGAGCGCGCAGCGCGGCGTCGGGACCTCGACCTTCATGATCGAGGGCTACGCCTCGCGCGCCGCGTCGAGCAACTTCTACGGCGGCCTGTTCCCGTACGAGGTCGCTCTCCCCCGCTGGAGCGTGTGATGGCCGGCGCGATCCCGGGGTTCGCCGCGGCGGCCGTCCGCGAGGGCCTCCGCCTGCCGATGCGGATGGGCCTGCCAGTCGACGAGGCCCAGTGGCCCACCTTCGTCACCCCCGGAGCCGTGACGGCGCCCGAGGGCGGCATGGACGCCCACGGCGTGCCGTGGGACCCCGCCGCGACGCCGGTGCGCGAGCCCGACAGCCGCGTCCACGTCGTGTGCGCCGTCGAGTGGGAGTCCGGCGGGGTCAAGGTCGAGCACTTCGGCACCCGCCAGCCCGAGGTCGCCGTGATCACCCTCCTCGACGAGGAGTGGGCCAAGGTCCGCGGCTTCGAGTACGTCGAGCTCTTCCCGGCCGGCACGCCGGTGCGCTTCCACTACCGCAAGGTCCGCGGCCGCTACGCCCTCGACGTCGTCGAGGTGTTCGAGATCGAGTGCAGCACGGAGGATGTCGCGTGACCGTCCGGTTCGCCTCTCGCTTCATCAAGCACAGCGTCGGCCAGGCGATCGAGGCCTTCCTCGCCGAGTACGGCTGGACCACCGACCGGCCGCCGTTCGGGACGGACCGCGTCGTCGTCGAGCACCGCGCGCCGGAGACCAAGGACCTCCGGCCGCTCGCCGGCAACGTGGTCTTCATCTCCTTCGGCGGCGACGACGACGTCCGCCCTCGCCAGATGGGCGGCGGGATGCTCCGCCAGGGCTACGTCGTGTTCGTCGACGTCGTCGGCACCGACGAGTCGATCGCCGACGCCCTCGCGGGCGACCTCAAGGACCGCCTCACGGGCCTGTTCGGCGGCACCCGCTACCTGCGGCCCACCGACCCGAGCACCGGCCGGGAGCTGCCCGGCTACCTCGGCGAGTTCACCGACGTGGTGCGCGACCAGCCCAGCGGCGAGCGGCGGAACTGGTACTCGATCTCCTGCACGCTGGAGATGGACTTCCCCGCCACGGACGACTGATGGCGTCCGACCCGGTCGTCGCGATCGTCGGCGAGCAGCGCAAGCGCCTCATCGGCGCGATCCTCGGCCACGCCGAGCGCGAGATTTACCCCTCGCTGACGGTCGCGCAGCAGCAGGCCTTCCGCGCGAAGGTCCTGGGCGCCATCGGCTCGTTCAGCGACTTCGTCATCGACGTCCTCCGCGGCACCTCCCAGGGCCAGTGGGTCAACGACGACGCCATGCGTCTGCTCGCGGAGATCTCCGCCCAGGTCACCAACCTCGCCCGGGAGGACTAGTGCCGCTCGTCGCGCGCATCCCCGTCGCGGACACCGGCCTCTTCATCACCATGCGGGTGGGGAGCGACTCGATCATGGGCCGGCTGGAGGCCAACCGGCCGAAGCGCGTCTCGTGGTCGCGGATGATGCAGGTGATGCAGGCCTACAACCACGAGATGGCGGAGGAGCTCCAGCTCCTCGTCGTCGAGATGCAGGAGCGCTCTCGCCTGCGGCCGCACGTGAGCACGAAGCGCTGGGAGACCGCGACCCTCAACGAGGGCAACGCGGCCTTCTGGAAGAACGGCTTCGGCGTGGGCGTGCCGAAGTACCTCGACGAGTCCGTGGCGAAGTACTGGCGCCAGATCGACGAGGGCTACTCGGGCCACGCGCTCCAGCACCGGATCATGTACGGCGTCTTCGGCGAGAACCTCGGTCCGGCGGCCGGCTTCGCGAGCGGCCCCGGCTACTACGGCGCGCCCGCGTGGTCCTGGGTCGGCCAGGGCGGCCGCGACGGGAAGTTCAGCCCCAACCGCCGCGGAGCCGACGGCCACTACGGGCCGCCCGACGGGATGCCTCGGCCCCACAAGCTCGCGGCCCGCGGCGGCTTCGCCCGCCAGCGCGCGACCACCGGCTCGACGCGGTTCGAGATCAAGAAGGCGATCGCCGGCCAGCACATGTACGCGCGCGCCTGGGACGCGTACCGCCGCACGAACCGGCCGTTCCAGCTCTTCCGGCAGGTCGTGCTCCGCGAGCTCGGCGCCCAGCTGGGCCTGACGAAGTTGCCGAACTCCGTCGAGGGCGTCCTCAGACTGCTGTAGCGAGGGCGGCGTCGGCCTCGTCTTCGAGCCCCATCGCGAGGAGCATCTCGGCGCGGAGGAACGCGATCCCCTCGGCGGCCGCGGTCCCCCACCGCTTCAGCACGTAGCCGTCGCGCGTGGCCAGCGCCTCTGTCGCGCGCATCGTCTCGATCGCGTAGGGCTCCCAGACCCGCGGCTCCGCTGGCAGCCTCTCGGCGAGCTCCAGCGCGAGCTCGGCATCGGCGGCCATCTCCTTCGACATCACCGCCATGTCACGGACGACGTCGCCGGGCAGCGGTCGTCCCTGCTGCTCGCTCAGCCGCAGGAGCGCAGGCCACGTCTTGGTGACCATCGCCGGCGACCCGTTGTTCCACTGCTCGCGCAGGATGCCGACGACCTCGGCCCGGAAGCTGGAGCCGTCGTCGACGTTGGTCGCGAGCGCGCTCAGGTCCGGCTCGGCGACGAGGTCCACACCACCCAGGGTCATGAGCGCCTCGGGGTGGATGCCGCGCCCGGTGTCGCTCCGAAAGGCCCACAGGTCGGTGAGGCGCCCCTCGGGCAGGTTGCGCTGCGTGAGCCAGCTGCGCACGGCCTTCGTGTTGGCGAGCGGGGCGTTCGGGTGGACCACGCCCTCGATGATCGTCGCCTGCCTGGGCGGCCAGCAAGGTTCTCCAGGACCTGCGAGCGCAGGATTCGCTGCCCCCTCCGTCGAGTACTTCCTCCGTCAAGTCGTCGGCCCCTGGCGGGCCATGCGTCAGGAGGTACTCATGGCGATCAAGGCCGGAAGCATCATCACGGTCGGCCACGGGACCACGCTCATCGAGCGGCTCCAGTCCGGTGGTCCCGGCCAGCTCAACATCCCGAAGACCAAGGTCTACGAGCTCGGCAACTACAAGGCCGTCGCGACCGTCCGCGACACCCCGGAGCTGACCTTCACGCTGGAGAGCTTCGACGTGTCGACCGACACCGAGGCGCTGCTCTGCGACGTCAGCCCGGAGACGGACGGCATCGACCTCGGCACGGCGATCCCGCTCAACATCATCCAGAACTTCAAGCCCGGCAAGAAGCTGGCGAACCCCTTCACGGCCGCCAAGGGCGTCGCGATCCCGTACCTCACGGTCGAGTCGGTGTCCTACAAGTTCGGCTACAAGGACAACGCCACCGAGACCGTCACGCTCAAGGGCGACTCGATCTACTACACGGCGGGCCCGGCGTACATCGACGAGTTCGACGGCACCGGCACGGCGGGCCAGCAGGTGCAGCTCTCCCACCCGGCGTACGCCTACGGCGACGGGGCCAAGCTCACCCGCGTCCTCGCGGTCACCGTCGGCCTCAACCGGCTCACGGAGGGCCCGGACTTCACGCTCACCTACGGGGCTGTCACGGACGGCGCCTCGCCCGTGACGGTGCACCTGGTCGAGCCGGTCGCGGTCGGCACGAAGATCCGCGTCACCTTCCACTCGCCGGACCCCGTCACCTACCCCGAGACGATCCACACGCCGGCGACGCTCAAGCCGGCCGCGATCCGCGGCAAGGACATCAAGGTCTACATCGGCGGCTACGACCCGGCGCACCCGTCGGCGAGCGCTGCCAACCTCTGGACCGGCGTCCAGGACGTCTCGGTCGACTGGCGCGTGACCCAGGAGGTCGAGAACGAGCTCGGCAACGCGAACGCGGTCTCCCGCGACTTCGACACCCCGACCTGCTCGGGCTCGATCGGCATCCTGCCGCGCGACGTGGCGGACCTCTTCCGCAAGATCCGCCTCATCACGGGCGTGACCGACCTCACCAAGGCCGTCGGCCCGGACGTGGCGGTCCCACTGCCGCTCGACATCGTCATCACCGACCCGGAGACGGGCGGCACGACGCTCAAGCGGCTGCACGTCGACGACGCCCGCTTCTCGGTGCCGGGCTACAGCCCGCGTGTCGAGCAGAACGTGACGATGAGCCTGGAGTGGGAGTCGGACGAGGGCGGCCTCACGGTCTTCCGCGACCTCACCGCCCCGGTCATCACCGGGCTGGAGGAGCCCAGCGGCAAGGCCGGCGACACCGTCCTGATCTCGGGCGTCAACTTCATCGGCGTCACGGCCGTGAAGTTCGGCGCGACCGCGGCCACGTCCTACACCGTCCGCGGCCACCGGCAGATCGAGGCGGTGGTCCCGGCCGGCACGAACACGGTCGACGTCACCGTCACCAACGCGAAGGGGACCAGCGCCGTCGACGACGACGCGAAGTTCACCTACATCGCCTGACCCCTCCCAGCGCCGCTGGCGCTTGGTCGCGAGGCCGGTCGAGTGCTCTCCCCGTGAGGGCCTCGACCGGCCTCTCGCATTGGACCTGAGCACCACCCTGGAAGAGGAGCCTCATGGCAGGCACGCTGAAGCGCATCCAGGACCTGTTCCGTCAGGGAGAGGTCGTCATCCTGGAGCCCCGAGATCCCGAGACCGGCGAGGTCGTCGAGCGGATCCCCGTCTACGTCAAGAAGCTCTCCGCGCTGGAGAAGGACGAGGCGATCAAGGACGCCCGGTCCGCCCGCGCGCGGCGCGTCCTGACCTTCGACCGCGATGAGGACGAGCAGCTCCAGCTCTCCGCGCTGCTCGCCGGGATGACCGACGCCGACATCCACGAGGACCTCCTGCGGCGCAAGGCCGGCGAGTTCCTCCACCAGGCCGAGGACGAGGTGCGCTCCGACCCCAAGTGGCGCGAGCGCCTGGAAGCCATCGACCGCGCGTCGATCGTCGACGACGGCGCCGCGAGCGAGCAGGAGCGCCAGGTGCTCGCCGACCTCCTGGAGGAGTTCCAGAAGGCCATCGGCAAGGACCACCAGCGCCGGATGAGCGCGCACCTGCGCGAGCTGCGCGACACCCCGCGCGAGGAGCTGGAGGCGTCCTACCGGCAGGCCTGGCGGGACATGCTCGGCGCGACCTCCTTCTACGAGGCCCGGCGCCAGTCGGAGATCTGGTACGCGCTCCGCGAGTGCTCGTGCGAGCTCGACGCCGACGGCCGCCCGGTCCAGGGCACCGAGATCATCGGCGGTCGGCTGTGCGCCACGCGTGCCGACGTGAACGACCTCCCGGACGACGTCATCGTCCGGGTGCTGCAGTCGCTGGACGGGGAGATGACCTCCCGTGAAGCGGGAAACTCGGGCGCTCCGTCGGCTTCCTCCGGGTCGTCGGAGCAGCGAAGCGCGGAGGCGGCATCGACTCCCTCTACCCCGAGCGCGACGTAACGAAGGCCGGCTGGGACCTCATCGAGGCGGTCTCGGCGGCCATGTCCGTCCTCGGCTGGTTCGAACTGCCCGAGGACCAGGTCCCGCCGGAGACGTACTGGCACAGCCCTGACCTGATCGAGGACTGGTTCAAGGCCGTCAAGCGCCGCCAGGACGACCGCAAGCGGGGCTTCGAGTCGATCGATGAGCCCGACGGCGACGACGACTACGTGGACGACGAAGTGGCTGCCCTTCGGGGCTGACGCGGAGGGGGTGAGGGCGATGGCGGAGGAGTCCGAGAACGTCCTGATCGGCATCGAGTACACCGGCTCGGCTGCGGTCGAGAAGTTCGGTGCCGACCTCTCCGCGGTGCCAGCCGAGCTCGGCGCGGTCATCAAGGAGATGGCTGCCGTCGCGGGCAAGGACGAGAACGTCGTCCGGGCCTCGGCCAAGGCCCTCGCCCAGGCCTTCATCGCCACGTGGAAGCTGGAGATGGCCGAGGCCCAGGGCCTCCTCTCCGGCGTCGGCATCAACCGCGGCAACTTCACCTCCACCGCCGTCGGCTCGCTCGGGCTGACGGACCCGAAGCAGCTCGCGGCCGCCACCCGCGTGATCGAGCAGGTGCGCCGGCAGATGGACGCCGGCGCGTCCTCGGTCCTCAAGGCCACCGACCTGGCCCCCACCATCCGGGCCCTCCAGCAGGTCGAGAGCCAGGCAGACCGCACCCAGCGGGCTCTGCAGGGCGCGGCCGCCGCACAGGCCAAGGTCTCGTCGACGCCGACGGTCATGCAGCGCGACCTGCAGGCGATCCAGAAGGCACCGGTCGCGCCCGACGTGCGCGAGCGCCTCACGAAGCAGCTCGCCCAGGACACCCCGGTGCGCCAGGCGATCGTGGAGCGCCGAGCCGCCGGCGACGACTCCGGCGCCCGCACGCTGGCGGCCGACCTCGGCACCACCCGGTACCAGGTCATGGCCGCGGACAAGGAGTACCTGGACCTCATCGCGGCGCTGCGCCAGGAGTCCGCGGCACACCGCGAGGCCGCCGAGGCCGCTCGCGTCCGCGCGGTGGGCGGCTCCGGCGCCTCGATGGGTCTCGGCGCCCAGATCACGCCCTGGCAGGTCGGCCGCAGCGCCTACTGGCAGACCGACATGGGCCAGCGGTTCGCGACCCAGATGGGCCTGCCCACCTCGGCCTTCGGCGGCCCCACCATGCCGGCCGCCGACGCCTCCTGGTGGCAGCGGAACTTCATGCCGGGGCTGTCGGCGCGCCTGACGGAGCAGGTGGCGGCGCTGCCCAAGGCCGAGCAGCGCCAGGTCTCCCCCAACCCGGGCTTCAAGCAGTCCTTCACGACGGCGTTCACGCACGAGGACGAGCCCGGCGCCTTCGGCCAGATGGTCGGCCAGACGGCGCGCGTCTCCCTCTTCTACGGCGTCGCCTACCGGGCGCTGTCCGCCCTGCAGCAGGGCCTGGAGCAGGCCGTTCAGGAGACGGTGGCGTACGAGGACGCACTCACGTCGCTGAACATCGTCACCGGGCGCACGCGGTCCGCGAACGAGGAGCTGGCCGGCACCCTCTCGGACATCGCCGCGGCCGCCGGCTACACGCCGTCCCAGGGCGTCGCCCTGGGCTCGAAGGCGCTCGGCCTCTACGGCGTCGCGAGCGCCGACCAGGCCACGCAGGAGCACACGATCGAGGTCTCGGCCACGGTCGCGACCCGCATGGCACGCGTGGCGAACGCCGACCCGGTCGGCACCCAGGGCCAGCTCGCGGGCGCCCTGCGCTCCCTCGGCTGGGGCATCGACCGCCTGCCCGAGCTGGAGGACACGATCTCCTTCATCTCGCGCCAGACGGGCCAGGCGCCCACCGAGCTCCTCGGCGCGGTCTCGAACATCGCGACGCTCGGCACCCAGGCCGGCTTCACCCCGCAGCAGCTGGCCGCTCTCGTCGCGCAGGTCGGCACGACGACCGGCCAGAACCCCGAGAGCACCGCGGGCCAGTTCCGCCAGCTCCTGTCGCGCTCGGCGCCCGAGATCGCCTCGCAGGCGTCCGGCATCGTCGGCGTCGACCTCACCGGCCTGGACCTGCAGCAGATCTTCGCCAAGGTCTCCCAGCTCAGCCTCAGCGCCGACCAGCTGAACGCCTTCGCGTCCCTGTTCGGCAAGGGCGGCTCGCAGCAGGTCGCCACGATCCTCACCCAGCAGTACGGCGCGGTCCAGAAGCTCTCCACGGAGGCCCAGGCCCCGGAGAACGCGGGCTTCGGCCGCCGCGCCTACGACGAGGCGATGACGTCGTTCGGCAACCGGGTCAAGGAACTCGGCGGCCAGTTCGCGCAGTTCGGGGTCGCGCTCATCGAGACCGGCGTGCTCGACTGGCTCGGCGCTCTCGTCGTCGCGATCACCCAGCTGGTCGAGGTGGGCACCAAGGTCCTCGGGTGGTTCAACGAGCTCCCGCGGCCCCTCCGATCGGTGGCGCTCGCGCTGGCCGAGGTCTACGGCGCCGCGCTCCTGATCGGCAAGACCGGGATCGGCGCGAAGGCGCTCGGCGGTGTCGCCGGCACCGCGCTCGACCTCCTGCCCACGCGGGTGACGAACCGCGTCCTCTCCACGAGTGCCGACGCCGTCACCGAGTCGCAGGTGACCCGGCTCTTCGCCCGGGGCGCCCAGGGCCCGCTCATGGCGGACGGGCGCTTCGCGACCAACCAGGTGTCGGCCGCGACCCTGCGCGCCGCGCTGGGGACGGACGTCTCCGCCCTCTTCGCCCAGGGCGGCCCCCTTCGCCTGTCCGCGGACGCGCGTCTGGCCGCGTCGCAGTCGGGCACGCTGCTGGGCCGGGCGCAGGGCGCGACGGGCCTGACCGGGCTCGGCATGGCCGGCGCCGTGGGCGCCGCGGCGCTCGCCGCAGGCACGATCTACGAGGGCTTCAAGGTCACCAACGACGCCCAGGCCCGCGTCGACGAGGCCCGCGCCGCCCTGGCCGCCGCGAAGAGCCTGGACGAGCTGCGCGACGCCACGGCGCTCGCCCGGAACTCGATGCAGGACCTGCGCCAGGAGGGCCTGGAGGGCCTCAAGACCGGCGACGTCGTCAACCTCATCCCGGCGCTCATGACCTCGCTGCTCACCGGCGGCGAGAAGAAGGCGCTCCAGGAGACCGCGGACGAGGGCCAGCGCCGCGCCGACGCTCTCCAGCAGTACCGCGACACGATCGTGGCCGCCGACAAGTCGAACGTCTTCCAGGACTTCTCGGTCGACGGGATCAACTCGACCCTCAAGGAGCTGACCGACCAGGGGTACAACGCCTCCGAGCGCCTGGAGCTCCTCAACCGCGCGCTCTTCGACTTCACGAAGCAGACGGCCGGCGCCAAGGACGCCTTCGCGGTGCTCAACCCCGAGGAGCGCACGGCCGTCGGGGCCAAGTCCGGCCAGATCCTCGTCGACGCCGTCTCCAACGCGAAGTCGCTCTTCCAGGTCAGCCAGTCGGAGTGGACGTACGGCGTCAACACCGACCGCAAGGACCGGCCGAGCTCGTACGCGCTCGGCGAGGCGATCGACCGCTTCACGCTCTCGTCGAAGGACGAGACCGCGCTGCGCGACGCGATGGCCCGCACGATGGAGGAGTCGCTGGCCACCTGGTCGGCCGGCGGCGTCATCGACAAGGAGGACGTCGACCGGATCGTCGCCGACGTCCAGTCCGGAGCCCAGACCGCCCTCGGCAAGGACCGCTGGAACGACCTCGTCAAGGACGGCCAGGTCGAGCTCTTCAAGTCCATGCTCTCCTCGCAGGTCCGCGGGATGCTCGCGGGCTTCGGGGGCACGCTCACGCGCGACAGCATCGCGGGCTTCATGCAGGTCGCCCCCCAGGTCGCCCAGGCGCGGGGCGAGCTCGTCCAGCAGCAGACCGGCAGCTCGCCGCTCGGCAACGAGGCCACCCTGGCCGCGCTGCAGAAGAACCGCGACGACCTCATGGCGGTCGTCGACCAGAGCGGCTCCCCCCTGACCGAGGAGGAGCAGCGCGACCTGGCCAACCTGGACCTCTCGATCCTCCAGTGGAAGCGGACGGTCCTGAGCGACCGCATCCAGGCGATCCAGACGATCACCGGGGTCGCGCAGTCCAGGCTCGCGGACGACGACGTCTTCGGCCGGCTCACCCTGAGCCAGCAGTCCGTGGCACAGCAGCGCGCCGCGGACGCCGGCAACGCGCCCTCGATCCTCAACGGCGGCAAGTGGGACCCGGCGTACGCCCAGCGTGAGGCGGCCCGGCAGGCGCAGGAGGTCGCCGACGCCAAGGCCCTCGCGCAGGCCAACCTCCAGGGGACCCAGAACCGTAACCTCGCGAACGTCGGCGCGAACGACGCGCTCGGGCGGTCGCGCGTCGAGATCGAGAACTCCCGCCTCTACCTCAACTCGCTCACCGCGGGCTCGCCGGAGTACTGGGCCGCCGTCGCCAACCTCAACCAGGCCCAGTTCGCCTACGCCCAGGCCAACGCGCAGAACACCTCGGCCAACGCGCTCGCGAACATCGACCCCCGCGACAACCTCGCGCGGATCAACCAGCAGATCGCCAACGCGCGGCGCGAGATGGCCCTGCTCCCCTCGAACCAGCGGGGGCAGTACCGGGAGCAGATCGCACAGCTCAACCAGCAGTACCAGGAGGGGCTGGTCTCCCAGGCGAACGCTGCTGCTACCGCAGGAATCGCAGGCAACCGGTCCTCGATCGACCAGGCCCGCGTCAACCTGGCGAACGCCAACCGCTCCCTGGGCATCCAGCTGCAGGGCACCGAGTCCTACTACTCGGCGCTCTCCGGCGTCCGCGAGGCGCAGTCGGCGCTCGCCCAGGCCGAGCGCGAGCAGGCGGACCGGGTGGCCCGACTCGGCTCGGACCTCACCAACCCGGTCGAGCAGGCGCGCCTCGACGTGGAGAAGGCCCGAGCCCAGCTCACCGCCGACCAGGCGTCCGGCCAGGGCCCCGACGTCGTCACGCAGGACCAGCTCGACCTCAAGAACGCCCAGAACACCCAGGAGGCCGCGGCCTTCAACCAGCGGATCTCCGACCTGCAGACGGCCGAGGACCTCGGGCGGATCTCGCACACCGCCTACATGAGCTACCTGCAGGCCGAGCACGACCGCCTGAGCGCCGTGGCCAACCGGACCCGGCAGCAGCAGGAGCAGCTCGACCAGGTCGACAAGCTCATGAAGAGCGCCTCGGAGCAGATCCAGGGCCAGTTCAACATCGGCGACATCAAGCTCCCGACGATCTACGAGGTCCGGCGGGCGATCGCCTCGAACGCGCCCACCTCCGTCGCGGACTACAGCCACTCGAACAACGTCATCAACATCAACGGCGCCCCGCTGGAGCAGGTCCTGGAGTACCTGGAGACCTACCTCGGCGCCGGCGCTCAGGTCGTCACCGCGACGGCGGGGAGGAAGATCTGATGGGCGTGCTCCGCTGGAGGCTGCAGGACCCGAGCGACCCGTCGCCGGCCGGCACCTACCGGTTCCCCTGGAACCCCCAGAAGCAGACGCCGCCCTTCCCGGAGCGCGCGATCACGACCCAGGCGACCACCGCCATCGACGGCCAGATCCTGCTCTGGGAGGGCATGGCCCAGCCCGCGGCCTGGACGTTCTCGGGCGTGATCAAGGACGCGGCCCACTACGAGGCGCTGCGGTCGTGGGTGTACGACCGTCAGGGCCGCCTCTTCCTGTACGACCACTTCGGCCGCCGCCTCGTGATCGTCATGAAGGCGTTCAAGCCCTCGGCCGAGGCCAACGTGAAGGTCGGCCGCTACTGGCACCACAGCTACGACGTCGACGCGCTCGTGCTCTCGGTCAGCCAGCCCACCGTCGGAGACGAGGGCCCGCAGTGAGGGGCGACATCCCGGCCGGCATGGAGGCCATCTGGCGCTCGGGCAACTACCTCGGCTCGCGCCGCGCCTTCGCGCGCGTCACCGTCCAGCGGCCCCAGATGCGGCTCGACACCTTCGCCATGCAGTCGACGTTCCGCCGCGTGCCGGCGATCACCTCGGACGTCTCGTCCTTCAACCCCTACCCCGAGGGCATCGACCCGACGCACGGCGAGCCGATCACGAACGTCTACGCCGACTACCACTTCACGGCGCCCGAGCCGCCGAAGGAGCTGCCCAACGTCGCCAAGGTCTCCTGGTCCCGGACGACGGACACCGACGCCGCCACGGCCACGATCGAGTTCTGGAACACGGCGCCGCTGCCCCTCGGCGAGAAGCCGGCGAACGGCGACCTCGACCAGCCGGGCTTCTACACGGCCGGCCGCGGCACGGCCGCCTTCTCCTCGCGCTGGGGCCACACCCCGAACGAGTGGGCGAACATGCTCATGCCGGACAACATCCTGCGCACGTACGAGGGCTACGGCTTCGACCCCGACGTCCCGCCGGAGGCAGACCCGCACCTCATGCGGACGGGCGTGTGGAAGATCGATGAGGTCAAGCTGTCGGCGTTCGGCATCCTGGTGTGCTCGTGCCGGGACGACGGACACCTCCTCCTCGACCAGATGGCCTTCCTCCCCGTCATCCCGGAGGACTTCTACCCGGTCGTCTTCAAGGACTGGTCCGACAAGGTCACCGTCCAGTCCCAGCGCACGGTGATCACCGAGACCAACAACGTCGAGCGCCTCACCGTCACGCCCCTCGGCTCCGGCAACGACCGCTGGCCGGAGAGCGCGTACACGGGCGCCAAGGTCTACGGGCACTCGCACACCGACGCCTTCGACGGCGACGCCGCGTCGTACTGGCTCTCGGTGGGCAACGTCTCGCCCGGGCTGCGCCACAGCTACGAGTACGTCGACTTCGCCGTCGGCGGGGCGACCGTCAGCCAGATCCGGTTCTGGACGGTCGGCTCGGGCTATAACGCCTACGTCTCCGTCAGGGTCAACGGCGCCTGGGTCGACGGCCCCGTCATGCCGTACCACCGCGACGGCCAGGGCCGCTACGACGAGGGCGTGCCGTACGTGGCCGCTGTCGGCGGCCTGGCCGGTGAGGGCGAGCACGTGATCGCCCTCGGGCCGATCGCGGGCGTGGATGTGGTCCGGCTGTGGCTGGGCAACCTCCAGAACTTCGGCCTCGCGGGCGCGAAGTACCGCGCGGCGCTCCGCGAGGTGACCGCCTGGGGTCCAGTCCACCGCGTCGACCGGACCGTCGTGACCGACTCGGCCGAGACGGCCCTCACCGCCGGCCCCGCGGGCTCGAACCCCGGCCGCGTCCAGGACTACACGGACATCGTCAAGCTCTTCTGCGCGTGGGCCGGCTTCTACTGGCCGATGGACGCCTACGAGCTCTACTCCGACGGCACGAAGCACCCCCTCGTGCCGGCCTCCCCCGACACCGCGGTGCTCGGCGAGGTCGTGCACGGGCGTGTCTGGGGCGACTTCCAGCAGACGGGCACCGCGCCGCCGAACCAGATCCTCGCGAGCGCCTTCGACAAGAAGAGCCTGCTGGACGGCATCCGCTACATCGCGGACACGATCGGCTTCCTCTTCTTCATCGACGAGACCGGCGGCGTCCAGTGGCGGCTGCCGAACGTCTGGAACGTCGGCAACTGGGTCACGGGCCTCGCGCCCAACCCCGGCCGCACGGTCCGGCCGTGGGTCATCGATGAGCGCCAGGTGCTGCTCGGGCTCGACGCGTCGCTGCAGTCGCGCAACGTCCGCGAGGGCGTGTTCGTCGCGAACGCCGTCGGCAAGGTCGCCGCGATGGTCGGCGGCTACAACCCCAACCCGACGGGGCTGCGCCGCGTCGCCGGCTGGACGGACCAGTACTTCGAGAGTGCTGACGAGGCCCGGGTGATGGCCGACCTGGTCGCCGTCCGGCAGATGTTCAAGTACCGCACGGACCAGGTGGTGATCCCCGGCTTCCCCGGGATCCAGGTCGACGACCAGGTCCGGATCTTCGAGCGCGTGACGTCCGAGGGCTTCATCCACTACGTCAAGGGCATCTCGTCGACCAACGACCTGAAGTCGGGCCAGTGGACGTACACCCTCCAGACGCACTGGCTCGGCGACGACCCGAACGGGCGATGGGTGCTCGACAAGTCGACGCTCAACACCACCACGCTCGCCTACGTCGATTCACTCCAGCAGGGAGCGGAGTGGTCGCGCGCGGGACTGGAGGCATGATGCAGGGCTTCTACAGCCTGATCGTCGCGCAGGACGCCGCGAACGCCGCCAGGTCGGCCCAGGCCGAGAACGGCGCCCGGTGGGCGGTGTCGAGCCACACCATCGAGACGAAGGGCCTCACCTCCGCCAGGATCGCCGACCCGGTGATGTTCGAGGCGCCCTTCACCCAGGCGCCCTACATCTCCACGGGCCTCGCGATCCGCCAGGACGCGGACCCCGCCTCGGGCTGGATCCCGCAGGTCTCCGCGGGCGTGTGGCAGTGGCACCGCAACACGAAGGGCCACTACACGGGCGCCTACCTCTTCGTGCACGTCGGCGCCGGCGCGATCGGGTCCGTCCTGCAGCACCACTTCACGTTCTCCGGCCTGGCCTACAAGGACCTCGGCCAGGACGTCTCCACCGAGGCCCAGCTCCTGGCGCCTCGCCCAGTCGGATTCGGAGGGATCTGATGTCTGGCCTGACCTCGCGGTTCAAGCTGAGCCGGTTCGGCGGTGGCACGCCGGGCACCATCCTCGACGACGGGCAGAAGTTCACCAGCCTGGACCGGGACACCATCGACCGGCTCCTCGCCCAGACCGAGGTTCACGACCACCTCTTCAGGCCCGTGACCCTCGTTGGCCCCGCGGCGCCCACGGGTGCGCTCCAGACCAACGCCGGCACGATGCAGTGCGGCTTCACCTACTACTACCGCTACGCGGTCGTCGACGAGCTCGGAGCCGAGACCATCGCGAGCGCCGAGCTCGCCGTGCCGACTCCGGCGGTCCTGGCCACGCCGGGTCTCCCGGCCGTGTCGCTCGCGACCGACGCCGGCCAGCTCGCGCCCGGGCTCTACTACTACGGCCTCACGGCGATCCGCGGCACCGAGGAGACGCCGCTCGGCCCGGCAGTCCTCATGGCGCTGCAGGCCGGGGAGACCGCCGTGCGCATCGACCTGCCGACGGCCAACGGCGCCACCCAGTTCCGCGTCTGGCGGATGGGCTCGACGGAGTCCGGCTACACCAAGGTGGGCGTCGTTTCTGCGTCCGCAGGTTTCTTCGTCGACGCCGGGTCTGTCCCCGCCGACCCGTGCGCCTGCGACCCCGGCAACGCCCCGCCCCAGGTGAACACGGGCACCGCCTCGTACGCGATCGCCGTGACGCTCCCGACGGACCTCGACATCTCCAAGGCCCGGGGCTGGCGCCTGTACCGGACGGTCTACCCCGGGATCTACCCGACCACGTCGCTCGTGCACCAGGTCGTCGAGCGCGAGCACGAGTGGGACGCGACGTCGGCGCTCCTGCGCACGTGGGTCGACACGGGCGCCCCGCTCGCCGCCGGCCAGCCGATGAGCACCGACCTGAACATGCGGTTCCAGGCGTTCACCTTCGACTCGGCCGCGGCCCTGCCCGACCCGGCCCCATACCCGCAGCGCTACCCGCTGCTCGTCGGCCAGGTGCTCTACGTCAAGGTCGGTACCGAGTGGGTCAAGGTCACCGGCTCGGGGTCGGACCCCTCCGGGGGCACCCCCGCGAGCTCGGTCCTGACCGCACCCGGCGGCGGCCGCTACATGCTCACCGTCGCCGACGACGGGACGCTCACGACCGTCACGACGCCGTTCCCTGGCCCGCCCACCCCGCCGATGAATGTGCAGGTGCACTGATGATCCCCGACGGCGCGTTCCTCGTCCTCGACCCGGCCGCGATCACCCTCGACCCGGGCTACTACTACGAGCCGATCGCCCTCGGCGACGTGCTCCTCACGCCGGGCGAGGTCCTGGTCGGCAACAACATCTCGAACCCGAAGATGGTCTCCACCTACGCGATCGCGGCCTCGTCCCTCCCGTGGGCGGTGAACCCCGGCGCGACGAACGTCGGCAGCGCGACCTACCAGTCGGGCGGGGGCATCACGACGGACTGCACGACGCCCGCCGTCACGATCGCGCAGCTGCGGTACGGCTTCGGCTTCGACAACGTCATCCCGGGAGAGCGCCTCTCGGCCACGCCCGGCGATGTCATCGAGGTCGGGTTCACCGTCACGCCGCTGGCCACCGCCACGATCCGCGTCAAGGTCACGCCGATCTGGTTCAGCGAGGACGCCGCCACGTTCACCGTCGGCACCGCGGCGGGCTACGCGCAGACGATCACCGGCACGAGGGAGTACATCTGGAACCTCGGCGCCGTCCCGGACGGCGTGGACTCCTTCGCGTTCCAGATCGACGTCGTCACCGCCTCCGGCACCGCGACCGGCGGGGTCAAGATCGAGCGCATCTACCAGCGCACGGCGACCGCGGCGATCCACGGCTACGTCGACGGCAGCGTGGCCGGCTGGTCCTGGGCGGGCGACCCCAACGCCTCTGCCACCATGACGGTCCAGCCGGTCGCGGCCTGGACGGGTCGGGGCCTGCGCCTCGAAGGCACGTGGCACGCGACCAGCACGCCGTCGCCGATGTCCATCGTGATGGCCGTGAAGGCGCTCGGCGACTGCTCGATCGCCGTCGGCCGCGAGACGTTCCGCTGGGCCCACGGGGTGGCCAACGGCCTCGACACCTTCGACCTGACCACGGACTACACGCGGTTCGCGTACACCTTCGTGAACCAGCCGACGGTCATCGCCCTCGTGCTCGACAAGTTCGGCAGCGCCCAGATCCAGCTCGACGCGACCCTGAGCCCCGCGGTCCAGAGCGACGTCGCCAGCGGGAACTCGAACGTGACGATCACCGGCCCGATCGAGCTCTACTACCTGGCCGCCCACGGCCAGTGGCTCGCCTGGGACGCTGTCAACTACATGGTCAACGAGCCGCGCCTGCAGGCCGGGCGGTTCGTGACCTGGGACCTGCCCGAGCACGACGGGGGCACGCAGTACACCGGCTTCATCGTAGAGGTCTATGACGCGACCCTGGCGTACCAGCGCCACGAGCTCCCCGTCGGCCCCACCTTCTTCGAGGTCGGCCCGACGGTCGGCACGACGCAGATCCAGGTGCGCGCCGTGAACCCGGCCGGCGTCTCCCTGCCAGCGCGGGCGAGCTGATGGCGCTGCACCGCCCGGCCGTGCTTGCGTACGCCGCCGACCGGCGCGACTACACGGGGTACAAGGCCATCCCGTACAAGGACGGCGCCGACTTCCCCAGCGGCCCCGTCACACCCGCTCCCCCGCGCAACTACACGCCGACCGACTGGGCGTACCGGTCCTTCGGCGCCGATCCCAACGCCGGCGTGCTCCTCGCCGGCCCTGGAGTGGCGTCCTGATGCTCAAGCTCTCCCTGCCCGCATACGACGCCGAGCGTCCGCTCACCATCCGCCTGGTGGGCCGCTCGCGCGTCGCCCCGAACGGCGATCCCTTCTCCGGGGGCCAGGCCTACGCGCCGTTCTCGATCGAGCTCTACCCCGACGCGTGGATCGGGGATGTCCGCGTCGCGCTCGACGAGGCGGCCTTCGCGACCCCTGCAGGTTCCGGCTGGTTCGACTTCGACGTGAGCCACTCCATCGACGTGCCCGCCGCGCTCGGACTCCACGGCGGTGAAGGCTGGTTCCGGCTTTGGTCGGAGAAGTGGGTGCTGATCACCGACTGCCAGGTGAGCTACACGCCGTCTGGACCGGGCGACGGCACCACCGCGCAGGGCTTCTTCTCGTGATCCCTGTCCTCGTGCCACGTCGCCCGGACGGCGGCGTGCGCGATGCCGCCTGGTCGGTCCTGCAGGGCTCGGTGTGGGCGGGTCAGCCGTACGAGGTCGTCGAAGGCTTCCACGCCGAGGGGCCCTTCAACCGCTCGATGGCGCTCAACGCCGCCGCGGCCAGCGCGGGCGTGTGGGAGGTTGCGGTCGTCGCCGACGCCGACACGTGGGTACACCCAGGCGCCCTGGCCGCGGCCGTCGAGCAAGCGGCGCGAGCCCGGCACATGGTCGTGCCGCATCGGTCCTGGCGCTGCCTGACCCCCACGGCGACCGCCCGGGTCCTGTCGACGAGGCGCGCCGTGCCGGGCGAGTGGCACCTGGAGCGGACCGGGGCGGAGGCCGTCTCGGGCGTGCTGGTCGTGCACCGCGAGCAGTGGGACGCCGCCGGAGGGTTCGACGAGCGGTTCGTCGGGTACGGCTGGGAGGACCTGGCGTTCGCGCGGGCCTGCGTGCTCACGGGCGGCTGGGAGCGGCTGGCCGGGGCCGGCGCCTGCTGGCACCTGCACCACGGCCACGACGTCGACCTCAACGATCCCCAGGTGCGGGCGAACGGGCGTCTCTTCGGCGTCTGGCAGCGGGCCGAGAGCGTCACCGATGCGCGCGCCTGACCTCGTCCGCGTCCGCGGCGGCTGGCTGGTGAAGGAGGAGGCCGGCTGGCGCCTGGAGGTGCGTCCGCTCCTTCAGCTCTTCCGGCTCGTCGAGGTGCCGGCCGACTCGCCGATGGAGGTGGGCCGGTTCTGGTGCTACGCGACGTTCGAGGCCGCGGTGCTCGCGGCCGCAGCCTGGTCCGTGGCCGCCGACTCGCAGCCGGTGGGGTGGGTCCGCTCCGGGGGCGCCAGGCTCAGTGCCCCGTGAGGAAGGTCGCCTCCACAGGCACCGTGCTCTTCGCGGGGATGGTCAGCGTCAGCTCGCCGGCGAACCCGTCCGTGGCGGCCGCGGTCACCGCGAGCGAGAGCGCCCAGCGGCCGGCCGTCTTGAGGCGCTTCATCGGCTCGCTCCTGGCGAGGGCAAGGAGGGCCTGTTCCAGCTCGACCTGGCTCGCGTCGGCACCCTTGTCCGGGGCGTTGGTGTTCGCCCGGACCGCAGGGGATGCAGTCACTGTGACTCCTTGATCAAGAACTTACAACGGTGTGGTTCTCGCTGATCCTGTGTATCGCCCCTGCTCAGCGTCGGGGACTTTAGTCCGGTAACACGGGCGATGACCAAAAGTCAGCATTCCGCTGCGCTAGCAGGAATCGCCGCGAAACCTGCGCTAGCAGGAAGCAGCGCCGCTTGCGTCCCTGTCGGAGGCTGTGCGTAGAGTCCTCACCACAAGCGAATCACCGGCCCGGACAGCGGGCCAGGCATCCGCGGCCTGAGCGCCGGGATGAGCCACCAAAGCAATCGGCTGAGGGCGGCACCTGAAAGCACACGCAGGAATGCGTGCGCCTCCAGGTGCCGCCCTCTTTTCGTTTTCCAGGGAGAGTCATGACGGAAGAGGTGCGGCACCCCAACGAGGTGCTGTCGCTGCTCGTCCTCGCGGCGACGGAGGCCTCACGCGAGGCCGACGTCTGCCTGGCCGCGGGGGACGCGGACGGCGTCCGGCAGTACCACGAGCTCCTGCACGGACTCGTCCACTCGATGGTCTACGGCTGGGGCGCCCAGGCCACAGCCCGCGCGATCTCGGCTCTCTGCGCCCAGGCGGTCGTCCTGCTCGACGGCGGCGACGGCAAGGTCGCGTCCTTCTCGAAGGACAGCGACGTCTGGACGTTCAAGGTGCTGCCGACGGACATCCCCGGCTTCCCCACGGAGATCGTCACCCGCGCCGCCCAGATCGTCTGCTCCTACGCGAACCTCATGGGCGACGCGGCGGCCCAGATCGCGGACCGCGGGCTGCCGGAGTCGTCCGCGGAGCCGCCGAGCCCGGACGTCGCAGCCTCGGTCGCCTCCTTCTACGCCCTCGTCGGCGCCGTGCCGCAGAACGAGACGTGCGCGGTGCTCGTGTGCCTCGTCTCGTTCGCCGGCGCCCTCTGCCAGGTCGGTGCCTGATGGAGAAGTGGCTCATCGTCGCCGTCGTCGTCGTCACGGTCAGTGGCCTCGACTACCTCTGGCTCCGCCTGGAGGCGCGCCACCGTTGGCACGGCCGGTCGCTGACCTCAGTCGCAATCGACGTCCTCGACGAGCGGCGCCGCCAGGACCAGAAGTGGGGCATCCAGAACCATCCTGACGTCTCCGAGCCCGACGACCCGGACTACGTCGCGATGGTCGTCGAGTCCTCCATGGATCGCGCGGAGCACTGGAAGGCGGAGAACGCCCGCCGGGTCGAGCAGGGCAACCTCTCGTGGGACGGGATCCTCCTGGAGGAGGTCTACGAGGCCCTCGCCGAGACCGACCCCGAGCGCAAGGCCGAGGAGCTCATCCAGGTCGCCGCCGTCGCCCAGGTCTGGGTGGAGTGCATCGATCGCAGGCTCGACGCCGCGGAGGTCATCGCGGGCAAGCGCCAGGCGGTGCTCCCGTGAAGATGACCGCCGGCACCGACTCCACCAGCGCGCGGCTCATCGCCGCGGCCCAGGCCATCCAGCTCGCCGAGCGTTTGCCCGACGCGACCGCCAAGACGGTCGTCAACCGCGCCAAGGCGGCGAGGGCAGCCATCGTCGCCTGCGAGCCGTCGCTCGCCCTCTCGGTCCTCAGGGACATCGAGGAGGTAGTCGCTGACTGCGGCGACGCCGAGGTCATCGAGGTCGTGAAGCGGCGGATCGAGGAACTCCGTCGGCCGGTCGAGTTCGCCGCGAGGCGCTCGTGATCATCCGACAGAGCGACCTGGCGTCCTTCCAGCGCTGCGCGCAGGAGGTCAAGCTCCGTCGCCTCGCCGTCGAGCAGGGCTGGGCCGAGCCCGCGCTCTCGGCGACCCTGCGCGGCAGCGTCCTGCACTACGCCTTCATGGTCCTCGCCCGGCTGATGCACGAGGGCCGCGAGGACGCACTGGAGGTCGCGCTCGCGACGTTCGAGCACTACTGGGACCCGCGCCACATCACGGAGCTGGAGGGCATCGACCGGCCCGTCGACGAGTGGATCGGCACGGACACCTGGGGCGGCCTGCTCCAGCGCTCCCTCGGCAACCTCCGGGCCGCGGCTGCCTGGCTGAAGCGTGACAAGGCGGTGCTGCTCGGCCTGGAGCACTCCTTCGACGTGCCCATCGTGATCGACGGCGAGGAGCACACCCTCCACGGGACCGTCGACATGCTCAACCTCCGCATGGTCAACAGCCGGCCCGAGCTCGGCATCGACGACCTCAAGGGGTACCGGCGGAAGAAGACCCGGCTCGACCGGGCGACCCAGTGGACCGTCTACTCCTACGCCTCGCTGCAGCCCCAGTTCTGGGTGCCCTTCTACGAGAACGCCGAGGTCCTGGAGGGCTTCGCGGAGGTCGTCGACCGCCTCGACCTGCGCGGCCTCGCGCTCTACCCGCCGGCGACGCCCGACGAGCGCACGGTCATCCCCCGCGTGGGCCGCCTGCTGTGGGCCTGGGACGGCTTCGAGGTCCAGTCCACCGGCTACCGCACGGACCTGCACTACGCCCAGCTCCGCGCCCAGCTCCGCGAGTACATCGGCGCGGTCCGGCACGGCGTCTGGCCCCTGACCGTCGACGCCCACGTCTGCGACTACTGCCCGTTCGGCGGTCTGCGAGCCGACGGCTCCGGGCTCCCCATCTGCGGCGACGCACCCATCCCACCCCGACAGGAAGGCATCCAGTGACCGGCCCCATCACCCACGAGGAGCACCAGGCGATCGAGCGCCTGGACCGCCTCTCCGACGTCATCGCGAGGTGGCGCATGGAAGTCGACCCCGGCGCGGAGTACGCCGCCAAGGTCGCCCAGGAGATCGCCACCGTCGGCACCTACCTGCTCGACAACCCGCGGCCCGTCGTCCAGCCGCACGTCTCGTACGAGGGCGACGACCTCGCCGCCCTCCGCATGAGCATCGACGAGCGGATCGAGCGCCTCGGCACGGGCTTCGAGGACGAGGACGAGGACCCGATCCTCGCGCTCGTCGCCGACCTGATCGAGTACCGGGTCGCGCTCTGGGACGAGCCCGCCGGCTACGTGCTCGCCGAGCCGACCAAGGCCCTCTGGCAGCAGGACCAGGCCGTCGAGGAGGCGCTGGGCGAGCTGGAGCAGGTCCTCAGCGACGAGCCGGTCATCGTGCCCGCCTCGGAGCTGGCGCACGTGGACCACGGCCTCCTGCTGCGCGCCACGCACCTGCACTCCACCGACGGCGCCTGCCTCAAGCACCGCTCGGGCCCGCCGTGCAACCCGGCGAAGGGGATGGCCGACCACCCCTCCAGCAACACCTACGCGGGCGTCGCCGGCGCGCTGCGCAACCCGGTCAAGGGCGGCCCGGCCACCCACGTCGCGATCAACCTGGTGGTGACCCTGTGATCCAGATCAAGACCACCGGCCTCGACGACTACCTCGACGGCGACGGCGGCACCACGAACATCAAGGCGCTCATCCTCGGGCGCCCCGGCACCGGCAAGACGCGCGGTGCCTCGTACTGGAAGCGCCCCTTCCTGATCGACGGCGAGAAGAGCCGCTCGGTCCTGAACGACCGCCCGACCCCGTACGCCGAGGTCTCCTGCGCGGAGGACCTCAAGGAGATCATCCGCTACCTCAAGGTCGAGGCGGGCAAGCCCAACCGGAAGTACGACACGGTCATCGTCGACACGGTCGACGGCATCCAGCTGAAGCTCATCAAGGAGCGTCTGGCGAAGGTCAAGCGCGACCGGATGGAGGCCTACGAGGGCGACTACGACGCCGTCAACACGCCGCTCACCGACTTCATCGACGAGCTCCGTGAGCTGCCCTACAACGTCGTCGTCAACGTCCACCTCAAGGAGGCCGGCAAGGTCGCCAAGAAGGACGACCCGGGCCCCGCGGCGCGCGGCGACGACACGATCACCCAGGCCCAGGCGTGGGACCCGGACCTCGCAGGTGGGATCCGCCAGAAGCTTGCCGGCTGGTTCGACCTCGTGGGCCTGATGGAGAACACCTGGACGGTCAAGGACGGCAAGAAGGTCATCGGTCGCCAGATCCGCTGGCAGCCCACGCCGGAGCTGCCCTACCTCAAGGACCGCCTCTACGCCTTCCCGCCCGTCACGCCCGTCAACTTCGAGGACGCCGACTACGAGCGGCTGGTCGGGTACCTCCAGAAGAAGGCCGCGCGGCTGAAGCCGGGTGAGGTCGTCGAGGAGATCGGCGAGCCGAGCAAGGCGGCACCGCCGGACATCCCGGGCGGGCCCGTCAAGGCCGAGCCGTCGGGCGTCCTCCCGAGGCCGCGCGCCGCCGCCAAGCCGAAGGGGGCGAAGGCAGAGGGCGCCGCGAAGGACGCGCCCGAGCCCGCCCCCGATCCGACTCCCGAGGTCCCGTCGGCGGAGGGCCCGGCGCCCGAGGCGGTCACCGCCCCGCTCGACCAGGTCGTCGACGCCGAGGTCGTCACCGAGGCCGCAGCCGAGCCGGAGGTCGCGCCCGAGGAGGCCGTCGCCGCCGTCCAGGAGGTCCTCGGCGGGGAGGTCGTCGCGGAGGAGGTCGACTACGCCGCCCAGGCCGAGAAGGCCACCAACCGCGAGGAGATCCGCGCGATCTGGGACGCGGCGAAGACCGCCGGCCAGCTCACTTCTGCCCTGAAGGCGCGGCTCACCGTTCTGGGCCGCAAGCTCGCGGCCTGATTCAGCAAGAACAGCACCGAGAAACGAGAAGGGAAAACAACGGAATGCCCAAGGCATCGGTCGAGCAGGGCTCGCCCTACTACTTCGAGGAGGGCGAGTACGCCGCGATTCTCCTGAGCGTCAAGGAGAACCACGTCGAGTTCACCTACAAGTCGCACCACAAGGCGGTGCAGAACGGCAAGGCGCGGGTCGGCGACAAGGGCGCCTTCGACAACTGGCTGTGGGAGTTCAAGCTCCTGGAGGGCAACCGGGCCGGCGAGACGATCACCCTCACGACCGACCCCAAGGTCGAGCTGGAGGGCTGGTCGCCCGCACGGGTCGCGTACGAGGCGCTCCTCGGGCAGCCGCTGGAGCTCGGTCAGGACGTCGACACGGACCTGGTCTGCGGCCTCCGCGCCCGGGTCGTGATCGCCAACCTGGAGCCGGAGACCCGCGGCGACCGCACCTACTACAACTCCCGCGTCACGGACGTCCTGCCGGCGAAGGACGGCGACGACTCGATCGACGAGCCCGACTCGGACGAGCCCCCGTTCTGACGGACCCCGGCGGGGCGGTATGCCCACGCGCGCTCTGCGGACCGCGCCTGTAGCCCGCCCCGCCGGCCGCCCGGCTCCCACCACTTCCTGCGCTAGCAGCAATCGAGAGGATCCCCGTGTCTGACCTGGACGTCCGCGGCTACCTGCGGTCCAAGGCCCTCGACGTGAAGGCCGCGGGCAAGGAGCTCGTCGTCCCCTGCTTCTTCCTCTGCGGGGAGCCCGGGGACTCCCGCAAGAAGAAGCTCTACGTCAACGCCGAGCACGGCGCGTTCTCCTGCAAGGTCTGCGGCACCGAGGGTGGCTGGCGCCGCATCCTTGAGCACTTCGGCGACGAGGAGCGCGCCGACACCTTCAAGCCCTCGCGGCGCCTGCAGGTCAACGCCGAGTACGTCCGGGCCTGCCAGGACGCGCTCATGGCGAACGAGCGTGCGCTCACCTACCTCTTCGACCGCGGCCTCACGCTGGACACGATCGAGGCCGCCCGCCTGGGCTACCACCCCAAGGGCACGGCGATCGTCGAGCACCTGCCCTCGGCCCTGAAGCCGGGCGGCTTCACGCGGGACGAGCTGCGCGAGTCCGGCCTGCTCACCGCGAGCGGCCGCGACTTCCACGAGGGCCGGATCATCCTGCCGTACGTCGTCTCCGGCCAGGTCGTCCAGGTCCGCGGCCGGGCGCTCGACCCCAAGGCGCAGATCAAGTACGCCACGCCCGCCGGCGACGAGGTGCGCCTCTACAACTCCGACGCGCTGCGCGGCGCTGACGCGGTGATCGTCGTCGAGGGCGAGATCGACCTGCTCATGCTGCAGCAGGCGCTCCAGTCCTCTCCCGACGTCCGTGCGCGGAACCTCGCGGTCGTCGCCGTGCCCGGGTCGCAGGCGCTGCCCGGCGGCAAGGAGGGGTTCGGCGAGTACTTCGAGGACATCCGCCGGGTCTACGTCGGCTTCGACAGCGACAACGCCGGCAAGCAGGGCGCGATCAAGGTCAAGGACATGCTCGGGGCCAAGGCCCGGGTCGTCGAGCTCAAGGGCGCGAAGGACTGGGCCGAGCTCATCGCGGACGGCTCGACCTGGCGCGACGTCATGGACCTCGTCGCCGAGGCCGACATGCGCGGCAAGAGGGTCTTCTCGATCGAGGAGTCGGCCCGGAAGCTCTTCGCGATCGAGCAGGGCAAGCCCGGCATCAAGACGGGCTTCGCCAGCCTCGACGCGTTCCTCGCCCCCGGCCTCCTGCCGGGCGGCGTCACGATCCCGCTCGCGAAGACGGGCAACGGGAAGTCGATCTTCCTCGCCAACGTCGCCTACTACGCCCGCCACGTCCCGACGCTCTACATCACGCTGGAGCTCACCGCGGCGGAGACCTACAACCGCCTGCGCCGGATCACTCGCTTCCACCACCCGACCGCGGGCGAGCGCGAGGTCTGGGCCCAGTACCCGCTGCTCGGCCTCGTCGAGGACAACCGGCTCTCCCCCGAGGACTTCGAGCGCCTCGTGGAGGAGTTCGCCGAGGAGCGCGGCGAGCGCCCCCAGCTGGTCTTCGTCGACCACCTCACCTACTACGCCCACTACCAGAAGGGCGCCGGCGAGTACGAGAAGACGACCGCCGCCGTCATGCAGCTGAAGGAAGAGGCCAAGCGGCACGAGGTCCACATCATCGCGCCGTCGCAGGTCAACCGGACCAAGAAGCAGGGCGAGGCCCTGGAGCTGGAGAGCGCTCGCAACTCGGGGGCGATCGAGGAGACGGCCGACTTCGCCCTGGGCATCTGGCGGCCGCACCTGGCCGACGACGTGGCCGGAGCGGCCCAGGCCGGCGCGGTCGGGGACGACCTGAACATCTCGATCCTCAAGTCGCGGCACGGCAACCAGGGGCGCATCGCTCCGCTCGTCTTCTCGGCCGCCTCCCTCGTGATGGTCGACCGCGCCGACCGCAGAAACGCCCAGCGCGTGGCGCTGGAGAACGCCGCCATCAACCGCGGCGAGAAGTACCAGGCCATCTATGACCGCGACCGCCAGCGGGCGTGGGCAGACCAACAGGGAGCGCTGCTCCCCTCCGGAAAGGACACCGCAAGTGGCAACTGCTGACCCCACCCCGACCGAGGCGGCCGAGGAGGCCCCCGAGCAGGTCGAGATGATCGAGGTCCTGCGTATCGGCCTCGCGGGCGACCTGCCCGACGGCACCATGAACCGCCTCCACGTCGTCGTGCTGAGCGAGTTCCCCGTGCCCTTCGCGGCCGCCGTCTCCGCGCTCCAGTTCGCGGGCTCGCCCGAGGCGATCACGTCCCTCGTTCGCGAGGAGCTCGCGGCGCTGGGAGCGGACCCCGAGGACGTGCCGGCCCCGTCCGACCCAGCCGAGGAGGTCGGGGCGTGACGACCAGCGGCTTCTTCCAGAGGAAGGCGGTCGTCGTCCAGGCGATCCGGTGGGACCGGGCGGAAGCCGGGTACGACGTCCTGGAGTGGGCCGACATGCGCGCTGCCGAGCAGGGCGTGGGCTTCGCCGAGGTGACCTACGACGAGTTCGTCGCTGGGCCGTCGGAGCCCGAGACCGGCGAGGACTGGGGCCTCCTGCAGGTGGAGACCGCCACGGGCAAGGCGACGATGGCGCCCCACGACTGGCTCGTGCAGGGCTCGCTCGGCGAGTTCTCCGTGGTGACCACCGAGGTCTTCGAGGCGACCTACGAGCGGCTCGGGGGCGACCGTGTCCCTTCGTGACGAGAACCTCCGCATCGCCCTGACGAAGGCGATCGCGGATGCGATGGCCGGCGCGATGGCCAAGCTGCGCGAGGCCCACTTCGCCACGCTCCTGGAGCAGTACGACGAGGTCGGCACCAAGCAGTTCTCCGTGGCCCTGCCGGACGGCACCAAGGTCGCCACGATCACCCTGACCGAGAAGAAGGAAGCCTTCGAGGTCACCGACGAGATCGCGTTCCTCACCTGGGCCCAGGAGAACCTGCCCGAGGACGCGATCCACGAGGTCGTCGTCCCGCCCGTCCCCGAGATGCGCTTCATCGAGGTCGACCCGAAGGCCCAGGCGGCGCTGATCAAGCGGCTCGACCACCGCGGCGACCTCGCCTTCGACCCCGAGACCGGCCAGGCCGTCGACGGCATCACCTACCGGCCCGCGGGGCGCCCGTCGCAGTTCGCGGTCACGTACGTGAACAAGGACGAGGGGCGCGAGCGGCTCATCGACGCCTGGCGTGCCGGCGACCTCGCCGAGCTCGTCGGCACGGACGTGCTGCCCGCGATCGAGAGCGGGTCCTGATGGGGTACGCCGAGAAGACGGACGTCTCCAGTGCGCAGTCGCGCATCGAGCTGGAGCGGATCCTGGAGCGCTACGGCGCCGAGCAGTTCGCGTACATGAGCCGCCCGGGACAGGCCGTGGTCGCCTTCGTGCACCTCGACCGCCAGGTGCGCTTCGTCCTGCCGCTGCCGGACCGGAACGACCGTCGCTTCACGCACACGCCCGACCGCGGCCTGGTCCGCTCGGCTGACGCGGCCGCGCGCGAGTACGAGCAGGCGGTTCGGCAGCGGTGGCGCGCCCTGTGCCTGGTCGTCAAGGCCAAGCTCGAAGCGGTCGACGCGGGCATCACGACGTTCGACGAGGAGTTCCTCGCGAACCTCGTGCTGCCGGGCGGCGCGAGCGTCTACGAGTCGATCGCCGAGGACATCTCGGTCGCCCGCCTCACCGGCGCCGTGCCCGTGCTCCAGATCGCGGCCCGATGACACCGGCCCCCTACCCGTGCGCGGCGCAGCCCGGCCGCGGCCTCGTCCATCTCGACGGGCCGTGCCGGTGCTTCGCCGGCGGGCCGGCGCCTGCCTTCCCGCAGGTCCCCCGGCTCGACGAGGGCGAGGGGGCGAAGTGAGCGATGGAGCAGGACCGGATCTACCAGGCGATCGCCAAGAGGCACAGCGGCCTGAAGCAGGACGGCTTCCCCGGACTCGACCAGGTCGACGCAAGGGCACGTGGGCCGCTCGCGAAGGTCTTCGCCCGCGAGGCGGGTGTGACCCGCTGGCGGGAAGTCGAGGTGTGGCCCCAGGAGGAGGACGCAGGTGAATGACCCGACGGACGGCACCGTCTTCGACGCGCTTCACCGGCTCTTCGGGGCGGGCGAGTTCACCGGGGACGACGCCGAGTGGCACCGGTGGCGGGCGCAGGAGATCTCGAAGATCAAGGCCTACCGCACCAAGCGGAACGTCGACCCCTTCGAGCTCGTGCGCGCCGCCCAGTACTGCCGCCGCCACGGCATCTGGATCAGAGCCCATTGGGAGCTCTACGAGCACCTCGCCGCGGCCAACCGCGAGGAGCTCGACCGCCAGCGCGCCGCGGAGATCGCGGACCTCGACGGCCTCATCGAGGACGCCCTGGCGATCGAGCTCACCAACCCGGACAGCCCTTGGGTCGACCGGCTCATCCGGGCCGCCGGCCCCGCACGGAAGGAGGTCTACGACGCATGGAAGCAGTGGTCCTCCGCTTCCCAGCGCCGCGACGGGACTGCACCGACTGCGCCTTCCACCGGGCCGGCTGGTGCACGACCTGGGGGGAGGCCGTAGGTGGCCCGTCGTCTGACCTGGACGCCCAAGCCTGCGAGCACTTCGAGCGCCAGGAAGGCGAAGGTCGAGCTGACGGGCAGGCACCGGCACGGGTGTACGACCTGCAGCGCCACCTACGAGGACGCCTGCGACGACCCCTGGGCGAACGGCCGCTGCACCCCTCATCGCCACCCTGAGCGGCTCGCCCCGATCTGGGAGCAGAACCTGCGCCCGCAGGAATGCTGCGCCGCCTCCATCGAGGCCACGCCCGCCGACATCGCGACCTACCGACTCGGCGGCGACGCGCCCTGGTGGATCTGCCCGACCTGCAAGAGACCCCACATCTTCAAGCCGCGCCCGACCGGGCCCGGCGAGACCCGAGAGGAGAGCACGTGACCACCACCCCTGCTGACGACGAGGTCGACTTCGACCCCGACGCCAAGCCCGACGACTTCGACACCGCGATGGGCCAGGCGCTCGCCGAGGCGGCCGGCAGCGCGCCGCGGCACAACGTCGGCGGCTCCGACGACGCCGAGCGCGAGCCCCTGATGTTCGAGGGCCGCGAGGTCAAGAAGACCGAGGTCGTCATCAAGGGCCTCACCGGCCTGTCCGAGGCGTACGAGGGCCTGAGGATCGGCATGGACGACCGCGTGCGCCTCGTCGTCGAGACCCGGGCCACGAAGGTCAACCACTACGTCGACAAGGACGGCGAGCTCGTGCGCTCGCAGGAGCTCAAGGTCCTCGTCGCGGACATCGTGCCGTGGGACCCGACGAACCCGAGCGACGACGGGATCCTCCGCGCATGAGCACCCACGCGGACATCCTGACCGCGCTCGCCGAGCCCCGAGCCGAGGTCATCCTCGCCGGCGACCGCGTGCGCACCCGGGACGCCTTCTACCGCGTGGCGTCCCGGGTGGACCCGGTCACGATCTCGCGTGCCGTCGGTCGCGAGCACGTCGAGCTCGGCAACGGCGCGCGCCTCCTGGTGGCTCCGGGCTGGCCGCAGATGCGCGGGATGCACCCCGACCGGATCTTCGTGCTCGGCGAGCTCAGCGACCAGTTCCGCACGGAGTGCATCGCCCTGCTCCGGCCGGGCGGCGTCCTGGTGCACGAGCCGTGAGGGCGCTCCTGGCCATCGACCCGGGCAACACAGAGTCCGGCTGGGTCGTCATCGACCCGACGACCAGCCGTCCGCTCGCCTTCGCCAAGAGCCCGAACGCCGAGCTCCTGGAGATGCTCCGCGGCCGCTACTTCCCGGTGAGGGCGGCCCAGGCCGGCGCGAGCGAGACCGCCTTCGACGTCGACCGAGTCGTGATCGAGATGGTGGCGTCGTACGGGATGCCCGTCGGCGCGGAGGTCTTCGAGACCTGCGTGTGGATCGGGCGCTACCAGCAGGCCCTCGTCGACGAGTGGAGCCTCGACGCGGCCCTCGTCTACCGGCAGCCGGTGAAGCTCCACCACTGCCATTCCACGAAGGCGACCGACGCCAACATCCGCCAGGCGTTGGTGGACCGGTTCGCGAAGGGTCTGCCCAACTTCGGGAAGGGCACCAAGAAGGCCCCGGGCTGGTTCTTCGGATTCGGCAAGGACGTCTGGCAGGCGTACGCGCTCGCCGTCTACGCGGCGGACACGGAGTAGGTGCACGTGATCACGCTCGGGGTCCGAATGACGGCGCAGACGGACGGTTCGCAGGTCTGTCAGGGGGACCCCGAGCTGTTCTTCTCGGAGGTCTCGGCCGACAACGTCGCCGCAGCCAAGGCGTGCAGCCACTGCCCGTTTCAGCTGCCGTGCCGCCTCGAAGGTCTGGTCAACGACGAGGAGGGCGTGTGGGGCGGCTGGTCCTACAACCGGCGCCGCCGGATGGGTCAAGCCGGCCGCCAGCGCGCAATCGAGGAACTGCGGTTTCTGCTAGCACAGGAAAGGACGGGATTGGCCTCTTGACTGACAGCGATGTCAAGATTCTCGCGGTCCAGATCACCGACTCCGGAATGGAGTTGGTCGTCGCCGCAGAGAGCGAACGAAGGAAGGGACTGGGCGTCGCCCACAGCTACTTCGTCGATTTCGCCGGAGAGCGTTTCGGGCAGCAGGCCCGCGACATTCTCGACGAGATCGAGGACCTGGCAGAACGTGTCCACGTCGGCTGGAAGCGAGAGCCGAAGGCAGAGCCCGACAAGGAGGTGAGCGAGGAGTGAAGGTCTACGTCGCGGGGCCCATGCGCAAGCGCCGGGCCTTCAACTTCCCCGCCTTCATGGAGGCCACCAGCGAGCTCCTGCAGCTCGGGCACGAGGTCTTCAACCCCGCCCAGCGGGACATCGACACCGGCTTCGACCCGCTCGGCATGACCGGGTTCGAGGACCTCAACGACGGCACGCACCGCTTCGACCTCCGCGAGGCCCTCGCGGCCGACACCGCGTGGATCGCCACCCAGGCGGAAGCGCTGTGCCTGCTGCCCGGGTGGGAGGAGTCCTCGGGCGCCCGGGCGGAGGTGGCCCTCGCCGCGGCCCTCGGGCTCCAGGCTGGCGAGCTCGCCGACTTCTACATCGGGAACACCCTGCGGCCGGCAGCGGACTTCTACGCCGCCCGGTGGAACGCGAACCCGCCCAAGGTCGAGGGCGAACCGGTCCGCATCCACCTCACGGCCAACCGCCCGGGCACGCCCGGCGCGCCCCTGAGCGTGAACCCGGGCGCAGCGTCGCTCGGCACGCTCAGCATCGAGGACCTCGGCGGCCGCGACGGAGACGGCTCCCACGAGGTCATTCCGCAGGGCGACGAGGTGCGCTTGACCTCCTCCACCGGTGGCCAGAAGGGCGACAAGGAGGCCCGGTTCGACCTCATCCCCGCCCGGCCGCTGTGGGAGCTCGCGACCCTCTACGGCCGCGGCGCCCAGAAGTATGCCGAGCGCAACTGGGAGAGCGGCTACGAGTTCCACCTGTCGTTCTCCGCCGCCATGCGCCACGCCTGGTCGTGGTGGAACGGGGAGGACCGCGACCCCGAGACCGGCGTCAGCCATCTCGTCAACGCCGCCTGGCACCTCCTCAACCTCGTCCAGCTCCAGATCACCCACCCCGAGCACGACGACCGCCCCCAGCGGCGTCTCCCGCTCACCATCCCGAAGGGGGCGCTCCAGCGCCGCCCGCTCCCCACCCCGAGAGGAACCATCTGATGTTCGTCCTGCTCCTGCTGCTCGCGGTCGCCGCGATCGGCGTGGCGATCGGCTCGTGCTTCGCGCCGAAGAAGTCGTCGTACGGCACCCCGATGCGCTCGATCCTGCGGCTCGCGGCCGGCGCCCTCGCCGTGCTCGCGGTCGTCGTCGGGCTCTTCTCGACGATCTACACCCAGCGGCCCGGCGAGGCGAAGGTCATCCTCAACTGGGGTGGCGGCGTCGCCGACGTCGACACGACGCCCGGCATCAGCTTCAAGGCGCCCTGGCAGTCGGCCAGCACGTGGGATCTGCTCTCGCAGACCGCCACGTACGCCGGCGACGACAAGGCGGTGCCCGCGTACACCGAGGGCAACATCCAGGGCAAGGAGATCACCGTCTCGCTCGCCAAGGGCGTGCAGGGCGACATCGACGCCCAGATCACCTACTCGCTGGACGCCGACAAGGCGACGCTGACGGACCTCTACAACCGGTTCCGCTCCCAGGAGTCCTTCACCCGCCAGATCATCCAGACCAACAACCTCTCCGAGATGCGCGAGGGGCCGAAGGAGATGGACGCCGTCACCTTCCGTGGTGAGGGCCGTGCGTCGGTGGAGCAGTCGGTGAAGGCCGCCCTCAACGATATCTACCGCCCGTACGGCGTGACGGTCTCGCAGGTCACCATCCAGGGCATCCGGTTCTCCGACAGCGTGGAGGCCTCGATCCAGGAGGCCGCCGCGGCCGCCCAGCGCCAGGTCACGGCCCAGGCCAACCTCGCGGCGACTCAGATCGACGCCCAGGCCCAGGTCGTCCAGGCCGAGCAGGCGGCGAAGGCGGCCGTCGCGAAGGCCCAGGGCGAGGCGGACGCGAACGCGCTGCTCGCCGCGTCGCTCACCCCCCAGGTGCTCCAGCAGCACTACATCGACGCCCTGAAGGCCGGCACGGTGTTCGTGGTGCCGGAGGGCTCGAACCCGCTCGTCCAGGTCCCCAGCGGCCACTGAGATGAGCGACCAGGAGAAGGCGGACTTCCTCCGCGAGACCGCCGAGGCTGTCATGGCCGAGAGGTGGGGCGGGCGCGTCTGGAGGCTGTGCGCCTTCGCCTGGTTGACCGCCCGCGCTGACCGCCTCGCACCCAGGAAGGCGAAGCGGTGAGGCACATCGCGGGCCGGGTCCCCGTCTCCGCTCCAGAGGCTCCCCTCGGGGGGTCTCTGGAGCGGGGCGAGGTCGACTGGGACGGATCGGCGAGCTACGGGACGCCGGTCCAGCCGACGCGGCGCTACGACCGGGCCAACGTGAACACCTCGAAGATCCGCGGCTCCAACGACATGCACTACCTGGCCGTCGACATCGACCACCCGGCTCAGCTCATCCCCAGCAGCACGCCGGGCCACTCCCACCTCTACATCGCGAAGCCGCTCACGTGGCCCGAGATGGTCGACGTGCTGGGCGCCCTCGCCCGGGTGGGGATCGTCGAGCCCGGCTACGCCGCGGCGGCCATCCGGCAGGGCCACACGACGCTCCGACTGCCCTGGGTGCGCAAGAGCCGGCGACCTCGAAGCCGGCGCCGCTACCGCGAGCCCGATCCCCCGTCCGACTTCCTGCCGCTGCTGCTGCTCACTCCGAACGGAGACCCCTTCTGATGACCACCCCGGAGCCCGGCCAGGTCTGGGCGGACAACGACCCCCGTGTTGCCGGTCGGACGATCCAGATCGCCGCCATCGAAGGCGACGTGGCCCTCTGCACCGTGCTGACCAACAGCGACGCGGACCAGCGCGACATCGACCTGCTCGGCTCTCACGGGCCTCGCGGTCGGTACGTCGCCGGCGGCTGGGTCCCGGGCGACCGCCGAGGCGCCACCACCCGAGTCCGGCTCTCGCGGCTGCGGCCGACGTCGACCGGCTTCCGACTGATCGAGGAGACACGATGACGTTCGCCGTCGGGGACAAGGTCCTGATCGTCTGCCACAACCGGCCGTCCCAGGCCCCGGTCGAGGCCGAGGTGCTCTCGGTCGCGCGCAAGTACCTCTTCGCGCGCCCGCTCGGCGGTGGCCCCGCCTCGGGCGCGCGCTTCGACAAGGAGACGGGTGCCGAGAAGGACGGCGGCTTCTACCACCGCACGATCTACACCCCGGAGGCCCTCGCCGAGAAGCGCGAGCGCGACACCCTGGGGCAGCGCCTCGCGTTCGCCACGCGCCCGTCCAACTGGACGAGGCGCCTCAGCCTGGAGGAGCTCCGCGCGGTGGCGGCCATCGTCGCGCCCGTCGCCGACGAGGAGGCGAGCCGCTGATGCCCACGCCTCCCCCGCCGCCGACGCCGGCGTTCTGCACGGTCATCGAGGCTCGCAAGCCGAAGACGAAGATGCACCGGACGCTCGGGCACGCCAAGGCCGCGTTCTGGCGCTACGACCGGACGTGCCGCCGCGAGGTCCAGCGCTCGTGGGGCACGTCTCACGAGTACGCCCTCGCGCCCGGTCAGCTCTACCGGTGGGACTCGGACGCCAAGGACTGGGTCGTGCTCTACGACATCAAGCCCGGGACCTTCGAGGCGCCGTGGGGTGACCGATGAGCAACGAGGACCGCGTCAAGGTGCAGTTCCCCAAGGACATCGCTGAGCACGAGCTCACGGTGCTCCACAACGACGGCCTGTACCGGCACCTGCGCTTCAAGAAGCCCGGGACGTCCGTGTACTACGTCGACGTCATCACGTGGCCCGGGTGCCTCACGATCCACGGCGACATGGGCACGTACACGTTCAGCCGCATCGAGGACATGATCCGGTTCTTCGCCGGCAAGGGCTCCATCGACCTGCGCTACTGGCAGGAGAAGCTCCAGGGCCTGGGGCGCGGCGAGACGATGGTCTGGGACCCGGCGTCGTTCAAGCAGCAGGTCATGGAGGAGTACGAGCGCGAGGTCGAGGAGAACCCCGGCGCCCCGTACCTGCACGAGCTGATGGAGGAGATCCAGGAGGACGTCCTCGACGTGGCCGACGACGAGGACCTCGCGCACCGCGCCCTCCAGGACTTCCGCCACAAGGCCTCGGGCTTCGAGTTCGTGGACTCCTGGGAGTGGGAGTGCCGCGACTACGACTACCGCTTCGTCTGGATCTGCTACGTCCTCCGGCACATCGCAGACCTGTGGCTTGCCCGCCAGGCCGCCGAGGCGCAGGCCGAGCTGGTGACCGCATGAAGCACGCCAACTGCCCGGCCTGCGGCCGGAAGGTCTCGCTGAAGAAGGACGGGGCGTTCCGCCACCACACGAACGGCCACCCCGAGTGGCCCGGCTCGCCCTGGAAGCGTGTCTGCGAGATGAGCGGGAGGACCCCGGCATGACCACGTACGCCCACCACCCCAGCGCGCCCGAGTTCTCGGACACGCCGGCCTTCGCACCCGCCCCCTACAACGAGAACTACCGCACCGACGTCCTCACGGCCGTGGACTGGCTCGGCGCCCGCTTCGGCGTGGGCGAGCGCGTCATGTACTGCATCGGCGCCGGCCACGGCCAGATGATGGCCGTCGGCACCGTCGTCGCGATGCGCGCGCTGGAGGTCAACGACGACTTCGACCGCGAGACCCGCACCTGGCGCGGGAAGCGCTGGGACGTCGAGGTCCGGGTCCTCACGGAGAAGACGTCCGGTCACTGGGGCAACCGGGCGCGCTCGAAGCCGGCGTGGGTGAACCCGATGAACATCACCTCGCTCCGGGCGTTCGAGGCCGAGGGCCGGCTCGCCGAGATCGTCGACGCGGTGTCCGTGGTGGACGAGAGCACGGACGCTCGGGCCCTCGCCGCCGGGGTGCTCGCGCTCGCCAAGGGCGAGGACGCCGACGAGGCGATCGCGCAGGCATGGGAGGACCAGGCATGAAGTGCGTCCGCTGCGGCCGTGTCCGCGGGTACGGCGCCATGCGGCCCACGCGCGCGGGGCTCGCGTGCAGCGCCACGGCGAGCTGCAAGACCGCCAAGAAGCGCGCTCGGAAGAAGGCCGAGCGGCAGCAGGAGGTCGCCGAGACGTGCTGCGCCCCCTACTGGTGCCCGACGGCTGGGGAGATCGAGTGCCCGCGGCACGGCGGCTTCGACACGTGCTGCGCGGCGCCGGAGCTCCACGTCCCCGTCGCTGACCTCGTCCCCCGGCCGACTCCCCCGTCCACCGGCGAGATGCACCCGGAGTACCGGCGGGGTGCGCACGATGAGGCGCGAGCGCGCATCCAGGGGATGCGGCCCGACGCGCTCGACGTCTACGACTACGTCACCGTCTGCGCGCAGATGGGCTACCGCGGGCCCCGGATCGTCTCCGACGTCGTGTTCGTCTTCACGGCCGACTGGTCGCTCCGCGATCGCCTGGCCCTGTCGTGGCGGCTGGTGACCGGCCGATGAGCAACGTCGCTCCCCTCCGCGAGGGGCCCGAGAACCCCCGAAAGGGTCGCTCTGACGAACGTGCTACCGCACGTTTCGTCCCACCGGCCAACTACGTGAAGTCGCCCGCGCTCGCCCGTAGCCTGCTGGACATCATCCGCGCCGTCGGCGAGCGCGAGGGCATCCTGACGAAGGGTTGAGAGCGTGGAACTGGCCTTCTACGGCCGCGTGTCGACAGAGGACGCGCAGGACCCGGAGGCGTCCCGCGCCTGGCAACTTCGCCGGGCGCGGGACCTCGTTGAGCCGCTCGGCCACCGCATCGTGGTCGAGTACTTCGACATCGGCCAGAGCCGCTCCCTCCCCTGGAAGCGCCGCCGCGAGGCGAGCCGCCTGCTTGAGGACGTCCAGGGCGCCGGGCGCACGTTCCAGGGCATCGTCGTCGGCGAGCCCCAGCGCGCGTTCTACGGCAACCAGTTCTCGCTGACCTTCCCGGTGCTGGTCCACTACGGCGTCGCCCTGTGGGTGCCGGAGGTCGGCGGCAAGGTCGACCCGGACTCCGAGGCGCACGACCTCGTGATGTCCCTCTTCGGCGGCATGTCGAAGGGCGAGCGGTCCCGCATCCGCACGAGGACCCGCCTGGCGATGCACGAGCTCGCCGCGAACACGGACCGCTTCCTCGGGGGGCGGCCGCCGTACGGCTACCAGCTGGCCGACGCCGGGCCGCACCCGAACCCCTCGAAGGCGGCGGCGGGCCAGCGGGCGCACCGGCTGGAGCCCGACCCCATCACCGCGCCGCACGTGCGCACGATCTTCCACGCGTACGCCCAGGGTGCCGGCCTGCGCGAGATCGCCGACTCGCTCACCTCGGCTGGGGTGCCCTCGCCGTCGGCGTACGACCGGCGCCGGAACTCCCACCGGGACCCTCGCGGCTGGTCGCACAGCGCCGTGCGCGCGATCCTGGCGAACCCGGCCTACAGCGGCGTCCGGGCCTGGGGCAAGCAGGAGAAGTACGAGACCCTCATGGACGTCGAGGACGTCGCCCTGGGCACCCAGGTCCGGATGCGCTGGCGCGACGCCGACGCGTGGGTGCGGCCCCACAGCAAGACGCACGAGGCGCTGGTGGACGACGACACGTTCGCCACCGTCCAGGGTCGCCTCGGCGCGCCGGGGCACAACGCCGACGCGACCCGGAAGCCCCGGGAGTCGGCCCACGTCTACACGCTGCGCGGCCTGCTTTACTGCGGCCTCTGCGGGCGCCGGATGCAGGGCGCGCGTCGCCCGAACCGCACCGAGGGCAGCGACCGCATCCTCTACCGCTGCGAGCTGATGCGGGGCCGGTCCATCGGCGACGAGTGCCCGGGCCACCCGAAGACCGTCTACCTCAACGAGGCCGAGGTCGTGCCGCAGATCGACGCCTGGCTGGGCGGTCTGATGGCCGACACCTCGTGGCTCCTGGACTCCCAGCGGGCCGTCCGCGAGCCCGCCGAAGTGGTCGCGCTCCGCGAGCGCGCACGGGAGGTGGACGCCGCCCTGGCGAACCTCATGGCCGCCATCGAGCGGGGCGTGATGTCCGAGGCGATCCTCAGCCAGCTCCAGCAGCGGGAGGCCGAGAAGGCCGGGATCGCGGCCCGTCTGGCGGCCGTTGACCGGCCTCGGGAGGGCATGTCGGCCGCCGACATCCGGGCCGTCATGGAGGCGTTCGGGGGCATGGCGGAGGTGCTCGCGCAGGCGACTCCGGAGGAGCGCGCGGCGGCGTATCAGACCGTTGACCTGCGGCTTGACTTCGACCCGGGTACCAGGGAGATCGCCGCTGCGGCCGACCCGACCGCGTGTGTCGCTAACCGTGTCCGGAGGGGGACTTGA